ACTGTAGCCTCATTAGGTACAGGTACGGGCATTAGCACAACTACAGGTTCAGGAACATTAACCATTAATAACACGGGTGTTACTTCAGCCGTTGCAGGCACAGGTATTTCTGTATCAGGAGCCACAGGCGCTGTTACGATTACTAACTCATCACCTATGGTTTATCCCGGTGCAGGTATACCTAACTCTACAGGTAGTGCATGGGGCACATCTTATTCAACAACAGGCTCAGGCTCTGTAGTATTAAGTACATCACCTACATTAACTACTCCAAACTTAGGCACACCTAGTGCTATAGTTTTAACCAACGCTACTTCAGTTCCTGTAAACCAAGCAACAGGTACATTAGCAGTAGCAAATGGTGGAACCGGATTAACAACAACTCCAGCTAACGGCGCTTTAGATATTGGGAATGGAACAGGATTTACTAGAACAACCTTAACTGCTGGTACAGGGATATCTGTTACTAACTCAGCTGGCGGTATAACTATTACAAACACAAGCCCATCGAGTGGCGGTACAGTTACATCTGTTACAGGCACTTCTCCTGTTGTATCTTCAGGTGGTAATACACCTGCAATCAGTCTTGCATCAGGTTATGGCGATACACAGAATCCGTATGCATCTAAGACAGCAAACTATTTCTTGGCGGCTCCTAATGGTGCGGCAGGTGCTCCTACATTCAGAGCAATCGTAGCCGCTGATATTCCTACGCTTAACCAAAACACAACAGGCTCTGCTGGATCGGTAGCAAACGCTTTAACATTAGCAACTTCGGGTACAGGTTTATCGGGTTCTGCAACATTTAACGGAAGTTCTGCACAAACATTTACAGTAACATCCAATGCCACTAGCGCAAACACAGCATCAACTATTGTTGCTAGGGACGGTTCTGGTAATTTTAGTGCAGGTACTATTACTGCTAGTTTAAGTGGAACAGCAACAACTGCTACAACTGCTACAAACCTTTCAGGTGGTTCTGTTAGCGCAACAACAGGAAACTTTAGTCAATATGTTTTGGCAGGACAAGGAACGGCTATTTCTCCATCTTCAGTAGCAGGTTTTGGTGGTGGTCAAGTAACAGACTCAACATCAGGATTTAGTGCGCCCGGTATTGTTATTGGTTCGGGTACAGGTTCTCATGGTGCTATTGTATATGGTTCAGGAATCATGTATTTTGGTTCTGAAAATGGCTCTGCTAGTGGAACAATGACCACTAGAGCAACTTTAACAAATGCAGGTGTATTTAACGTAACAGGTTCATTCTCAGGCGCAGGTACAGGTCTAACAGGCACAGCATCAAGCTTGTCTATTGGAGGTAACGCTGCCACTGCTACTACAGCAACAACTGCAACTAACCAATCAGGTGGCGCAGCCAATCAGATTCAATACAATACTGGCTCAAGTGCATCATCATTTATTGTTGCGCCTACTGTAGCAAGTACATATTTACAGTGGACAGGTAGTACTTTTGCTTGGGCATCTTCTACTGGTCCTACCGGACCAACAGGACCTACAGGTAGCCCCGGACCAACTGGACCAACTGGAAGTCCCGGACCAACAGGTCCAACAGGAAGCCCCGGAACTGCTGCTACAATTTCTGTAGGTACAACAAGTACACTTACTGCTGGTTCACCAGCAACAGTTTCAAATTCAGGCACATCTAGTGCAGCTGTATTTAACTTTGGTATTCCTGCTGGACCGACAGGTAGTACAGGACCCACAGGACCAACTGGATCTACAGGTAGCCCCGGACCAACTGGACCAACTGGAAGCCCAGGACCTACTGGACCAACTGGGCCGACAGGACCAACTGGACCTGCTGGACCAAACCAATTACCTTCTACTGGACCATTCTTCCAAAATGCAAATACTTTATCGTCTAACTTAACTATTACAGGTTATAACGCTATGGCAGCTGGACCTTTGACAATTAACACGGGCGTTACCTTAACTGTGGCTACAGGTTATAGGGCGGTTATTGTATGAGTCATCTCCCTATTTGGTATCTTGGACGAGTACCTGAAGAAGAGATTAATAAGGCTAACCAAGAATTTAAAGCGATTGAAACTAAGAAAGCCACAATGGGTCCGGATGGGGAAAGCTTAGATGTTGTTGGTAGAGATACAACAGTTGCATTTGCTGAAGATGATAATTGGTTTGGTCTAAAGATGTATAACTTTGCCATGATTGCCAATAAAGAATGCGGCTGGGATTTTGATGCTAAAGGACATGAAGCTGTTCAATATGCAGAATATGGGCCAAAACAACATTACCATTGGCACGTAGATACGTTTCCTTTATCTGGCAGACCAATAGATAGAAAGATAACAGTAGTTTGTTTAATGAATGATCCAAGCGAATTTACTGGTGGGCAGTTTCAACTTAAGTTATATCAAGACTATACAGCGCCTTTAGAAAAAGGTTCTATTATCGCATTTCCATCATTCTTAGAACATAGAGTTATCCCCATTGAATCTGGCGTAAGATATAGCGCAACTATGTGGGTTAATGGTCCGAGGTTTAGATAATGTTTGGTATATCAACCTTTGCGCAAGCACCCTACGCTGGCTTAGGTACAACCCTATATACGTTTTCCATTACTGAAAACTCAGGATTAGCCGATTCTAGTACGCAGTTAGATGCTTTTTTGTTTAGTTTTACCGATAACATTACCATGAACAATGGTGATGCAGAACAACAAAACTTGTATGGAAGTGTTACTGAAAACACTGGTATAGCGGATTCAAGCACTCAAATATCTGCATTCTTAGAGTCTATCTCAGAAAACTTAACGCAATTAGATACGCCTAGTATTGCTGCGCAGTTTGCAGTAAGCGACACAGAAGCTGTAACTATGGCTGATTTTAGTGCTCAATACTTTGCGGCTTTAGAATCTGATACAGAGAACGTCAATATTGCTGACTCTAATAGTCAAGCCTCTAGTTTTAACTTTACAGATACTGAAAACATTACTTTGGCAGAAACAGATTCAATTACTGCTCAGTTTGCGGTTAGCGATACTGAAAACATTAATCCAGACGATTCCAGCACTCAACAATCTACTTTCTTGCAAACTAGAACTGAACCAATTACATCTGCTGAAACCGAATCTATTGGAGCTGGGTTTGCTGTATCAGATACCGAGAATATTACTGTAGCTGATTCTAGTACTCAGCAGTCTACTTTCTTGAATTCAATTAGTGAAAATAGTAATTTAGCAGATGCTGAAACAATAAAAGCTGCTTTTGCTGTGTCCGATACTGAAAATATAGGTGTAAACGATAGCTCGTCAATCTCAGCTCAATACTCTACAAGTATCGCTGAAGCTGTGACTATGGCAGACGTAGAAACAATAGTTTCTATATATTTACTATCTATTATTGAGAATTCAGCGGTTGCTTCTGTACAGTCTATAACTGCCCAGTTTTTAGATACTATTTCTGAAAATGTAACTTTAACGGATTTTAGTACTCAACAATCTAATTTTCTTGAAAACATTGCCGAAAATATTAACTTATTAGCTCTTTACATTGTTACAGGATGGGTTAAAATTAATGATGATCAGACAGTAACATGGAATGCTATTAATAATAGTAGTACAGTAACATGGGATAATATTAACAATACGCAATCAACAGCATGGACTTTGATTAATGATTCTCAATAAGGATTTGTATGTCTACACCTACAACTAGTCTATTACTACAAGAAATAAACACTGGGGATCAGTCAGGTACTTGGGGTACTTCTGTAAATACAAACATGCAGTTAATTGACGATTCAATTGCTGGTGTATCAAGCATTACTTTTAACGGATCAAATAACTATACATTAAGCAATATTAATTATGCTAGTGATGAAGCTCGTAAGATGGTTATCATTGCTAATGGTTCTCCTGGATCATTTAATCAGATTGTTGCTCCGCTAGTTACTAAACTTTATGTAGTTATTAATAGAACCAATGTAGCCATTACCATTGGCGCAACCACAGGTGCTACCGTATCTATACCGTATACATCTACAGCATCTGCAATGATTGTTTATTGTGATGGTACAAATTTTTATCCAGCTTCTAATTCAACATCTGGAACATTTACCGCAAGTATATTTAGCGGCGCTGGAACTGGACTTACTGGAACAGCAGCAGGTTTATCTATTGGTGGAAATGCAGCAACTGCTACAAGTGCTACGACAGCAACTAATATAGCTAATGGTAATACTGGATATATACCATATCAAACCTCTTCTGGTAATACTTCATTTTTAGCTTTAGGTACATCTAGTTATGTTCTTACTGCTGGATCTACTGCACCGCAATATGTTTCTCAAGGTACTTTAAGTGTAGGTAATTCATTACAAGCAACTAACTTAAATAACGGTTCAGCAGGACAAATAGCTTACCAAACAGGCGCTAATACGACAGGGTTTTTAGCTTTAGGTACAACTAATTATGTTCTTACAGCAGGTGCTTCTGCACCTCAATATGTAGCCCAATCAACCTTATCTGTAGGTAGTGCAACAACCGCTACTACTGCAACAACGGCAACTAATATTGCTGGCGGAGCTGCAGGTTCTATTGTCTATCAAACAGGTTCAGGCTCAACTTCTACATTAGGTTTAGGTACAACTAACTACGTTCTTACTGCTGGGGCAAGTGCTCCACAATATGTAGCTCAATCAACCTTATCTGTAGGAAGTGCAACAACTGCTACAACATCAACTAATTTAGCTAGTGGTTCATCTAATCAAATACCTTACCAAACAACCGCTGGAACAACATCATTTATTACTGCACCGACTACAGGTGTTACTTATTTGTCTTGGAATGGATCATCTTTTTCTTGGGCGGCTGCTGGTAGTTCAAGCACAACATATTCGGCAACTTTTAATAGTAGTGGTTCAGGAGCTTCTTCAGGAACAGCATTTAACAACAGTGCAAACGTAACTATTTCTTATAATACTATTGGTGCTTCACCACTTGCTGGTTCAACAAATATAACCACTCTTGGAACAATTAGTACTGGTACTTGGCAGGGTTCAGTAATCCAACCCGCATATATTGCTACACTAAACCAAAATACTACAGGAAATGCTACAACTGCAACAAACCCACAATCTGGTGGATCATTTATTACATCTTCAAATATCGGTTCACAGAGTGTAAGTTTTGCTACAACAGCAGGATCAGCTACTAACTCAACAAATGCAACAAACGCTACTTATTCAATAAATATAGCTGGTGGTGCAGCTAAACAAATACCTTACCAAACAGGAGTAAATGCTACAGGGTTTATTGCTGCTCCGTCAGCTAATACAGTTTTATACTATAACGGCTCAGCTTTTTCTTGGATTACTGGAGCAACTCCATTAGCTAATGGATGTGTCTATGAAAATGGACAAACCATCACAAGTAACTATACAATGACATCAGGTAATAATGGTGAATCAGCAGGACCTATAACAGTAGCAGACGGTGTAATAGTAACCATCCCAGACGGTTCACGTTGGGTAATTAACTAAGGAAAAATTATGGCAGGTACATTAGTAATTGATACATTAAACGCAAGTTCAGGACCACTATCTACTAATAATGGAATGAGTGGTATTGCAAAGGCTTGGGTATATTTTAATGGGACAACAGGAGCAACTGTTTCAACTTTTAATGTTAGTTCTGTAACTCGTAATAGCACAGGAAATTATACTGTTAATTTCTCAACAGCAATGCCCAATGCTAACTACGCTCCAGTTGTGGCTTGCCCTATGTATGGTTCAGCGAATGGAGCAGTCTTTGCACAAATATATGGTAGTGGAACTGTTGGCGCTTCAGGATTAAAAAGTACTACTCAATTAAGTGTTGCTTATGTTTCATATACAAATAATTTTTACGATCCAGCAGAATACTACGTTGCAATACACGCTTAATAAAGGATAAATCATGGCAGGAACAATCGTCTCAGATACAATTCAAAACGGTGCTGGTGCAAGCACCTCAACTACCAACGTAATAAGTGGCTGTGCTAAAGCATGGATTGTGCATAATGGAACTAGCGTTCTTTCTTCTTATAATGTTTCAAGCATCACCAATCCAAGCTCAGGAAGATATTTAATTAGTTTTACAACTGCAATGCCTACTGCTAATTATGTTACACAAATAAGTGGTGCTGATAATTCATCATATGTTGGTACATTAGACAATAATACGTTTACTCCCACCGCATCACAAGTTCAAGTAGCTTATATTAATACTTCTATTGTTGCAACTAATGTGGATAGAGGAAGTGTTACAATTTTTAGCAATTAATTTTTTAAAGGAGATTTAAATGCAAGTAATTATTTACACAAACGACAACGGTGGAGTTTCAGTTACCGTTCCTACAGGCGAGTTACCTATTGATGCAGTTAAAACAAAAGATACTCCAGCAGGTTCAATCATTGTTGATTCTGACACACTCCCACAAGGTTCCGATGCTAAGTTCTTTGATGCTTGGGAAATGTCAGGTTCAACTGTAACTGTTAATCTTGATAAGGCTAAAACATTTGCTAACACTATGTTAAATGGTATGGCGAAGGCAGAAGTAACACACCGCACAACAAATGCGGGTATTGGTATAGAAAACAAGTTATCAGACGCAGATTGGTTGGCATTACTTACAACTGCTCGTACTGCTATTTCTTCTGCTACAACAACTCAACAGTTATTAGACGCTATTACCCCTGTTCAATCTGCAATTACGGCTAACGCTTAAGGAGTAGGCTATGTCAGTATCTTTATACGGCAGTGGACAAACAGTATTACAAGTTGTTCAGTCAACTAGCTCTACTACACTTTCAACATCATCAACAACATTTGTAAACACAAATATTACTGCTTCAATTACTCCGTTTTCAACAACAAGTAAAATTTTAGTAATGCCTAGTTTTTCTGTATATTACGCTGCGGCTGGTGGTGGAAGTTTTCAAATTGTTAGAAATGGAAGTGCTGTTTATACTCAAAGTACCTACACAATATATAACTCAGCTGGCAATACTATTGTTTATGAAACACCGGTATATCTTGATTCGCCAGCAACAACAAGCGCACTAACATATACAGTTCAAGTTTTAGGTTCGGGTTCCACTATATATGTACCCTACAACAACCAAACTTGTTCATTTATTCTTATGGAAATTTCAGGATCATAATATGGCACATTTACATGACGCAATTCGAGCATTAAACTCAAGCATTATTACTATTAACGGTGAAGATGCTTACGACAAAGATGGTAATCCAGTGCAATATGATATGTCACAAGCACAAGCAAAACTAGCAGAATTAGAAACACAAGAAGTACAAGAAGAACAAGCCTCTAAAGATGCTAAAGCCTCCGCACTTGCTAAATTAACAGCACTTGGTTTATCAGAAAGTGAAGTAAAAGCATTGTTAGGACAATAAGTAAGTGAATGCCAGACATCAATCCGATTGCCGAGGGTGCAAAGTCTTTAGCAAATAGCCTTGAACAAAGTAGAGAGGCAGGTAAAAAACTTACCAAAAGCATTGAAAACATCCAGCGTGATGGCACGGAAGTTGCTTTACAAGAATTAGAAGCAAGAAAAAAGCACAAGATACACGAAGAGGCGATGGAGAACTCGATGATATATCGGGCAATCCAAGAGTATCAGAATCAAAGTGCAATTATTGAAGCAGAAAATCAAGCCGAGCGAGAGTTTAAAGCCAAGTATGGTGCAAAAGAATGGGCTAAGGTCTTAGAGTTAAAAGCGGTAGTTGAAAAAGAACATCAAGAAAGTAAAAAGTATTATGGGCATAAATTAGAGGATGTAAGGAGGGTACAGTTTTATTGCTGGTTTGCTGCCTTTATTATTACCTGTTTGCTGTATTACTTTAATCTTGTATGAGCTGGGTTAAGTATTGGTTTGCGGTATTTTTAGTTGAATTAGTTATTTGGTCTTATGTAATTTATTTGCATTTTGAGATTAAAGAACTAGAAAAAATACGGGTACCAAGACCAAAATTTGATAAAGGACATAAGGTATTAGTCCGAACCAAGAAGGATATAGTCCGTGGATGATGATTTGTTTAAGTGGTGGACAATGTTCGCATTAATTTGTATGATGTTAATTATATTGTTAAAGGGTTGATATGGCACTAGATCCAATCTCAGCAGCATTAGACTTAGGTAATACTCTAATCACTAGAATTTTTCCTGATCCCGCTCAAGCCGCTAATGCTAAACTAGAACTTTTAAAGCTACAACAGTCTGGTGATTTAGCTACCATGACTGCTCAGACAGACATTAATAAGCAGGAGGCTCAAAGTGCTTCAATATTTGTATCGGGCTGGAGACCAGCAATTGGTTGGGTATGCGCGTTGGCATTGTTCTATCAATATTTATTAAAGCCATTAGCGACAGGAATTTTACCTGCTTTTGGTATCGCTGCCCCACCCCTGCCTGGACTTGACGATAATCTTTGGCAGTTAATGATGGGTATGCTTGGTATGGGTGGATTAAGAACATTTGAAAAAGTACAAGGAGTTGCATCAAAATGAACCATAAAGAACACATTTTATTAATTGCTACTTATGCTTTAGTTGGCGTAGTTGGCGCATTTATTCTAATGTTTATTTATGCCATTATTGATCCTGCTGTAGATGATACAAAAGTATTCGATATTATTGGTCCGGCTTTCCAAACTGTGATTGGTGGATTCATAGGGCTTATTACTGGTATCAAAATAGGAAACGACGATGAAAAATAATTATGAAGCTGCGTTAGCCCACGTATTAAAGAGCGAAGGACTTTGGAGTGATAATCCTGCCGATCCAGGTGGGGCTACTATGAAAGGAATTACCTTAGCCGTTTATCGTGAATGGAAAAGAAACCCACACATTACTAAAGATGAACTTAGGGTAATCCCTGATGAAGACGTGTATAATTTATATAAGCAAAATTATTGGGATAAGATTCATGGTGATGACCTTCCTGCTGGTGTCGACTATGCCGTATTTGATAGTGCTGTTAACATGGGCGTGGGCAGAGCTGCCAAACTCATACAAGAGGCAGCTGGAGTTGCTGCGGATGGCGTGCTGGGACCCACGAGCTTATCGTTTATTCAAAAGGCTGACCCTAAAGAGTTAATTGAAAAGTTTAGTCAGTTAAAAGAAGCTTTTTATAAATCACTAAGTACATTCCCTACTTTTGGAAAAGGTTGGCTTAATAGAGTTGCTGAAGTAAAAACATTATCTGAATCAATGTTAGGGTAAACCCCATGCCTTTACAGAAGCTACAATTTCGTCCAGGACTTACTAGAGAGGTTACTACTTACTCTAATGAAGGCGGATGGTTTGATGGCAATAAGATAAGGTTCCGTTTCGGGTTTCCTGAAAAGATAGGCGGCTGGGTTCAGCAATCTTCATATCAGTTTTTAGGTATTGCAAGGTCATTATGGAACTGGATTGATCTTAACGGCAATAACTATATTGGTGTTGGTACTAACCTTAAGTATTATATTCAAGGCGGTGGTTTTTACAATGACATAACGCCAGTAGTACAAACTACGACTACAGGTACAGCTACTACTGTTAATACTTCAAAGACTGTAACAATCACAGATACATCTTATAACCCAAACGTAGGTGATTACTTTTATTTCTATAATCCATCAACTGCAATTACAGTAGGTGGTATTACTTTAGCTACGGCTGGACAACAGGTAGAATACGTAGTAACTAGCGTACCTAGCGCTACAACTTTTACATTCACGGCTGCAACTGCTGCAACATCCTCTACAACTTCAGGCGCAATCACTAGCATCTATTATGAATATCCTACAGGATTAAATACGTATGTACCTGGTACTGGATGGGGTGTTGGTCCTTTTGGTCGAGGTGGTTGGGGTAGTGGATATACTTCAGGCGTAACTCAATCTTTGCGTTTATGGTCGAATGATAACTTTGGACAAGACCTAGTTATTGCACCACGTGGCGGTCCTATCTTTTATTGGCAAGATGCTAACGGCGTATCTGTTAGGGCTCAGTATTTATCCGCTTTGGCTAATACAACTACGGCTGTAGTCGATGCTTCTACATTCGGTTCTGGTGCGTCAAGTATTACAGTAACAGCAACTAACGCTCCAAATATTTATCCTAACATGTACATTACTGGTATTGGCATTCCAGCTGGTACTTACGTAGCGCCGTCGTACGTCACAGGGTCTACTACTGTACCTCTTTATCCTGCTGGTACAACAACTACTTTACCTAGTTCAAGCACATATAATTTCTCGTACGCAGGTGCGTACGTACCGATCGAAACCTTGCAGGTAATTACTTCATCTATACAACAATTCGTTATTGCCTTTGGTGCTAACCCATATAGTCCTGGTACGCCTAACACTACGTTTAATCCTATGCTTGTGCGTTGGTCTGATCAAGCTAACCAGTATCAGTGGATACCAATACTAACTAATCAGGCTGGTGAATTTACTTTAACTAATGGCTCTTACATTATGGCGGCGCGTTCGACTCGCCAAGAGATTTTAGTTTGGACTGATTCAGCGCTTTATTCAATGCAATATATCGGCGCACCTTATGTTTGGGGTTTCCAGCTATTAATGGATAACATATCTGTTATGTCTCCAAACTCAATGATCACAGTAAATAATATAACTTACTGGATGGGTAAAGAGAAATTTTATTTTTATTCTGGTACAGTGCAAACTTTACCTTGTTCACTAAGACAATACATCTTTGATGATATTAATCAAGATCAGTCTTACCAGATTTTTGCTGGTGCTAATGAAGCTTATAGTGAAGTATGGTGGTTTTACTGTAGCGTAAGTGGTGGCGGACAAACAGTAGATAGATATGTAATTTTTAACTATTTAGATAACGTATGGTATTACGGCACTATGGCTCGTACAGCTTGGTTAGATTCTGGCATATTTAATTATCCGATTGCTGCAGACTATAACAGTAGATTGCTTTTCCATGAAAACGGCGTAGATGATGTTGCTACAGGAACTACTTTACCTATTGATGCTTATATACAGTCTTCTGACTTTGATATTGGTGACGGACAAAACTTTGGGTTTGTATGGCGTATTCTTCCAGACGTAAACTTTAACGGCTCTGTCAATGGCTATCCATCCGTAAATATGACAGTTGTACCAAGACAAAACTCAGGCGCACCTTATGGCGTAGCCGCTAATCCATTAGTACCTTCTTATGGTGGATCAAATACTTTATATGGTAGCCCACAACCTTATAGCAAAACTAATCAGGTATATACAATTCAGCAGTTTGATGGTCAAGTCTATACAAGACTAAGAGGTCGTCAGATGTCATTTAGGATTGAGTCAAATACAGTGGGCACTACATGGCAGCTTGGTAGTCCAAGAATTGACCTTAAGTCAGATGGAAGAAGATAATGGCTAATTCAAATTTTGATACCTATAACGGAACTCCACTTGTTCCTACACCACCAAATTTACCAGTGCCGCCACAAAGTTATAGTTCTGATTTTGAAAACCATATTTTTAATGCATTAAGGCTTTACTTTAATCAATTAAATAACTTTGCTCAAGCTACTCAAACACCTAGTACAGGGACTACAGCTCAAAGACCAAAAGTAGCTTTACAAATAGGTAGATTTTATTTTGATCAAACGCTTGGTTATCCAATATGGTGGAGTGGATCTAAATGGGTAAATAGTAGCGGAACGGCGGTTTAAATGATATTATCTACTCAACGTACTAAGTTAGATGTAGTGTTACCTGAACTTAGAGCATTACCACAATTAGATTGTAAAACTAAACATTACTTTGGGCCCGGGTTATATGTAAGAGAAGTAACCATGCCTGCTGGTGCAATAGTTATTGGTAAACCACACAAAACAGAACATCTATGCGTCATGCTTCAAGGGCGTATGAGAGTAAAGAATGAAGATGGTGAAGTTGCAGAGCTCGTAGCTCCAGCTACATTTGTAGCAAAACCTGGTAGGAAAGTAGCGTATATATTAGAAACAGTTGTATTTCAAAACATATTTGCTACTGAAGAAACTGATATTGAAAAGTTAGAACATATGTTTATAGATACTCTAGCATTGGAAGGAAACTAATATGGCAGTCGTTGATATAGCTGTTGCGGTAGGTTCAGCTGTCGGTCTTGAAGGAACTGCAGCTGCTATTGGAGGTGGTGCACTTTTAGGTGCTGGTGCTGGTGGACTATACGGTGCTGCGACTGGCGGTAATGTCGGTCAAGATATGTTGATGGGTGGTTTATTAGGTGGCGGCTTTGCTTACGGAGCTGGTGCTTTAGGATTTGGTAGTGACGCTACTGATGCGTTATTTAATCTTCCTGGAAGTGGAGCTACTTTAGGGGGTAATAATGCTATTCCTGGCACTACTGGTGTTACTGGACCTGGTAATACTGTTGCTGGTGCTGTAGGCGCTGGTCCTGCTCCAACTACATTTACTCCTGGTACTTCTTCTTTAGGTGCTGGATATACTGGTTCTAATTTAGGTGGAGCTTCATTAAATGGATTAGGTTCTGGGGCTATTACTGATACTTCAGCTCAATTAGGTGGTACAGCATATGGCGGCGGAACAGCAACTGCTGGGTCAAGTCTTTTAGGTGGTGCTGGAGCTACTGGAGCTGCTGGTGGTAGTTCGCTTGCAAATGGTATGGAAGCCGCCGGAGCTTGGATGAACAGAAATAAAATATTAACGGGGTTGGGACTTTATACTGCGGCTAGTGCTTTAGGTTTAGGTAAACAACCAGCAGTAAGTTTACCAGCTGGTGCTACTCCCTCTAATATGGATACAGGTTATTTTAAATTAGATCCTTCTACATTCCAACCTAATAGACCACAACCAGTAACAGGTCCGGTTAAACCTGGAGTTACCCCACCATACCCTAACTATGTACAAAACCCTTATCAACCTACAGGATATGCTTCAGGTGGTATTGCTAGTTTTAGTAAAGGTAAAACTGTATATGAAGATATACAACAATATGAAAGTATGTTAGCCCCACAACATGTTAATACAGAAGATCCAAGTTGGGTAAAAGATGTAGGAATTGTTGTTGATACTGACCCTAATACTAAAAACTTATCGCCTCTAGATAAAACTAAATATCAACTAGCGCAAGCATATGCTAGATCAGGTATGCCTACTAGTGCAGGTATTGGACTAAATCAACAAACTGCGCCTTACGGAACAATTAATACAGACCCTTACATGGTTCAACAAGCTCAACAAGCTCAACAAACACAAAATGCTGCTAGTGGCGGAATCATGGGATACAGTTTAGGTGGTTATGCACATGGTGGTAATCCTCGTTTGCTTAGAGGTCCTGGTGATGGCATGAGCGATGATATTCCTGCAACAATTGGTGAAAGACAACCAGCTAGATTAGCTGATGGAGAGTTTGTAGTGCCAGCAGATGTAGTAAGTCATTTAGGTAATGGCTCAACTGAAGCAGGTGCAGAAAAGTTACACGGTATGATGGATAAAGTTAGAATGGCTAAGACAGGCAGAAAGAAACAAGCGCCTCAACTTAAGACCGATAAATTTATACCTTCATAATTATTAGGGGAATATAAATGGCAGACTTAAGTTTTTTAGGAAACATATTTAATCCTAGCGGTGGAACCGCTGCATCGCAACCAACTGGTACAAACGTATATCAAACGAATATACCTCAGTACGCACAGCCGTACGTCCAGAATATGATGAACGCCACACAGGCGCAAATATTTCAAACAGATGCAAGTGGTAACGTAACTGGCTTCAATCAGTACCAGCCTTACTCTGGTATGGATCAAACTGCATATAACAACGCTTCACAAGCAGTAGCTGGATTTTCACCACTTCAACAACAAGCTCAATCTTCCGCTGCCAACTTACAAATGCCTGGTCAATATGGCGCTGCTACTAATTTAGCAACTGCATCTGGTTTAGGTGCTTTAGGTACAACAGGTCAAGCTGGTATGTATGGTGGCATGGGTAATATGGCAGGTCAACAAGCTGCTGGTATGTCAAACGCTTATGGCGGATTAGGAGCAATGGCTGGGCAGCAGGGAGCAAACATAGGTGCTTCATTAGGTCAGATGTCTACAAATCCTAATGCTGTTGGCGCATACATGAATCCATACATTCAAAATGCTTTAAACCCAGCACTGCAATTATCTAATCAGCAGTATGGCATGATGGGCCAACAAGAACAAGCTAACGCTACTAAAGTTGGTGCGTTTGGCGGAACACGTGAAGCATTAATGGCTGGTTTAAATCAACAGAATCAAATGCTGGCTAATAATCAGTTAATCGGTAATGCTTATAACACCGCATATGGCCAAGCCCAACAACAAATGAATGCTGCTAATCAAGCTGCTTTATCAGGTAATGCACAAGCATTACAAGGTTATGGCATGGGTTTACAAGGCGCTGGGCAAGCTGGTCAGTTAGGTATACAAGGTGCGCAAACTGGATTACAAGGTGTTGGAGCTCAACAAGCTGGATATGGTCAGGCTGGTCAGGCGGGTGCTACTCTTGCTGGTATTGGTGGACAACAACTTGGTGCTCAACAAAACATTATTAATCAACAAGCAGCACAAGGTGCAGCACAACAAGCTAATGCTCAGCAGATTATTAATCAAGGTATCCAGAACTACGCCACTGCACAGCAGTATCCGCTTATGCAGTTGGGTACTATGTCTAATATGTTGCATGGTTTACCTATGCAAGCTGCTACTACTCAGCAATATCAAGCTGCGCCTAGTGCGTTGAATCAAGCTGTTGGTGTTGCTGGCGTTGCTGGATCATTAGCTGGAGCAAGAGGTGGTCTACCTTCTGAGTTTAAAAAAGGTATTAAAGGTTATGCAGTTGGTGGCGTGATAGGCGGTACACAATCAGATTTAGAAGATATGCCTACTGACGCTTTGCAAAAAGAAATGAGCGTTACACAAAGCCCAACTATTAAAAATCAAATTAAACAGATCCTTCAAGCACGCGCTGGTGCACAATATGCTGGCGGTGGGATTATTGCGTTTTCTGATGGCAATGATGGTGAGGCAATAAAAGAAGACCCAACTGCAGTAAGACAAGCATATATTGATGCAGCTAATATGCAAAAGGCACAAAACTCTTCTTTAGCTACACCTGTAAATTCTAGTAGGTTTGCAGCAATGGGTACACCTACATCAAGATTTAGTAATGACCAAAATGCATCTCAAAGTAGTGGCTTAACAACAGCTGATATTAGAGCTGGTAGAACTACACCTCAAGCTCCAACGCCGGGTACAGCCGCCGCTGCACGTTTAGGTATTACTTCAGTTCAGCCTTCAACTCAAGATTGGCAAGGAAGTGCTAATGTAGCATCTGCTCCTACAACTCAACAACCTTCAGTTCAGGCTCCTCCACCAGCTCAACAACCACCAGCTCAACCACCAGTTCAACCGACTACTGCACCTGGCGCTATTACTAACGCATCACAAAAACCTAAAGTTAATATTCCTGCAGTTGTTGCTGAAAAAGTATCAAACGAAACTGTTAAAAATGGTAATAATCCTGAGATAGAAGGGTATTTAAAAGTACCTACAGAAGCAGAAAAAAATGCTATACATGACGCATACATGGCTAAATTACAATCATATTTAGGTCCTGACGATAGCGCTGAACGTCTTGCTAAATTAGATAAACGTCTAGAACGTGAAACAAAAATGTATGATAAAAACCAAAAATTAGTTTACGCAAGTATGTGGGCAAAAATTGGTTCGACTCCTGGTTCATTAATACAAGCTACATTAGCTGGTATTCAACATGCTATTCCGCAAATTATTAGTAATGATGAAAGACGTAACCAAGCTTTAAACGCTATTGATGATGCTAAGGCTGAAGTAAATAAAGCTAAACGCGCTGAAGCTTTACAGAAATGGGATATAGCTGATAAACATACGTCAAAAGCTGTTGATCACATATTAAAATCAAGTGAAATACAAGCACAAGACGCTGGGCATAAAATGCAATATAAAGCTGCCATATATAAAGCTGATAGAGATTATCAGGCTAGTACGGCTAGTACCGCACAACATGCTGAAAGTAATAGACTTACAAGAGAAGCAAGAGAAGACGCAAAATTACGTGATCAAGTTAATGTAATTAATGGGCAATTAGAAAGAATACAAAAAGATAATAAAGATATATATGATATGGCTAATATGGCTCTTCCTGCTAATGCAACTAAACAAATGAAAGATCAGCAAACTGTGGCTAGAAATAGAATTAAAGAACTTGAAAAAGATGTTAGATCTAGTAAGGCAGATATTGAGAATAAAATTTTAGAAAGAAGCGGTAAAACAAATACAGATGACCCACTAGGTTTAAGAAAGAAATAAGTCATGAACTTACAAGAGTTTAGACAACAGTATCCTCAATATGATGATATGTCAGATAACGACCTAGTTAAAGGGTTACATGAAAAACATTATTCTGATATACCTTTTGAAGACTTTAGTAAAAAAATTGGGCATACTCCACAGCAAGTAAAATCTGCACCTACTGGTCCGCAAGTACTATCAGAAGATGATACATCTAGTGATTTTATGCGTGGTATTTCAAACACGTTACCCGGAATTAAAAGCACATATAATGCTGCAAAAGTATTAGCTGGAAAGACTTTAGGTAATAAAGAAATGATGGAAAGCGGTGTGCAAGGAATGCACGAAGCTGAAGCTCAACAAAGAGTTAAACCATCGGATGAACTTACTGAAGCTTGGAACAAAGGTATTGGTTCTGTATTAACTGATTGGCTTCCATATCAAATTGGTTCTGGCCTAGGTAATTTAGCTGAGACTGCTGCGTTTACTGGTATTGGTGCTGGTGTAGGTGCAGTAACTGGAATGGGTGTTGGCGCAGTACCTGGCGCTTTAGAAGGTATGCTTGCTAAAACATTAATTAAAAAAGGAATCAAAGAGCAAGCCGAAGCATTAATTAAAGAAGGCGCTAAAGATAAAGCTGAAGAATTAATTAAAAAAGAAGCAAAATCTACTCTTAAAACTATGGGCGTACAAGCAGGTCTTGGTGGACAAGCTATTATGCATGGCGCTGGCGAAACTACAAACAGAGCCTTAGGTGAATTAGAAAGACAAGGTAAAACAGCTGAAGATTTAGATTTAGGTAGAGTATTACCAGCAGCTGCTATACACTCAATAGCTGACTTTGCTGCTGAGAAGTTTTTATTACAAGGTGCTAAAGGACTTAACTTAAAAGGTTTAAGCCAAGAGTCAACTGGAAAACTATTCTACGACGTAGCAAAAGCGATCGGAACTACTGGCGCTAAAGAATTATTACCAGAAGAAATCCAAACTATGGCAGAGCGCTATGGCGCTAGTCTATCTTTAACAGATGCAGAAGCTTTAAAAGATTACATCAATACTGCTGGTGCGTCTTTTGCTATGTCTATAGTACCTGGTGGTATGGGTGGTGTACGTACCTTTATGAATAGTGCTCATGAAACATCGCCTGGTAATGAAGCTAGCGGCAAAGACTCGTTTACTGGCTTAGATAAAAATATTGAAAAGAAAGTAGATACGCTAACACCTGAAGAAGCTGCAATGTTAAATGCCTCTACAGATGAAAAAGGTGAAGCATTAGCTGAGTCCGCTTCTGTTGTTCAGAACATTGCTAAAAAAGAAGATGAAAATTTAATACCGGATTCAGTAACACAAGTAACCCCCCAAGATGCTATAGAAGCAGCTAATCAGTATATTGCTGGTATAGATGGTGGCGAAAAAATTAAACAATCTGAATATAGAAAAATAGCAAAAGCGTTAGGATTAACTATACCTATTGGCACTACAAATGCTAATGGCGTACAAATGATTAAAGATCATCTAGCAAAATTAGGAGGTAAAGATGTTGGAACAACTGACACTGGAACAGATAGAACTAGCACTACAATATCTAGCGGAGTGGAGACAAATAACAACCCCACCACAGTTAAAGGAGATCAGCAGGGAGGACTGGGCGGACCTAATATTACTGAAGTCCAGCCTGGAGCTGGAGAAACGACACAGCTCAATCCATTAGATCAACAAAGCGCTGTACAAATACCGCCTACACCAGAACAGATAGCGCAGCGACAAGCTGCTATACAACAAACTTCTCAGCAACAAACTGCTCAACTGCAAACGGCATTTGAAAAAGATCAACAAGAAAAAGCTGCTATAGAAGCACAACGTCAAGCTGACTTACAAGAAATAGCTGGTAAAACTATTCCTCAAACTAAAACTGATGCTGAGTTAAGAGACGAGTATGAATTATCGCGCCAAGCTTTAACTGAAAAAGGCGTGCAAATACCAGCATGGGAAGACTTGACAGCTGATGAAAAAGATAAATATTTAAGTGAATTAAAAACTGGTGAAACTGGACAAGGCATTGAACAATATCTTGCAGCGCAAGGTAAATCATTAGCAGACATAAAATCTAAAGAAGAATTAGAAGCAATTAAAAAAGAATATAGGCAACAAGCTCCTACAGTTATCCCAGCGGCTAGTGCTTTTGATAACGCAGCTAAAGCATTAGCTAATTATATAGAACAAAAAAGTGATACAGGTGAAGGCGCTGTATCTACTGGACAACAAAAAGTTATTAACGGTTATGAAGATAGCCGTAAAGCGTATCAACGTGAATTAGGTATAGACCTACCTGCATGGGGTGGGTTATCTTCTGAAGCTAAAAATGCCTACATGGGTTCAGTTAAAAATAATACAGTCGCAGAACAAAATGCCGGATTTACTGCAGTTGCTGAACAACTAGAAAAAGAAGGTAAAGGAATACGCGGTGTAACTCGTGCTGGTATTGAACAATTAAAAACGCGTCAAACTAGTGAAGCTACACATGCTGCTGCACAAGAACGTATTGCTAAAGAAAAAGCTACTGAAGAATCTGCTCAAGGTAAAGGTAAACAAGTATCTAATGAAGTACGCACTGCATTAGAAAATAGCAATATTAATGGTGCTTTATTAGGTTTAATAAATAGTGCTGAAGGTAAAAATATAACTTTAGAAAGAGGCGAGCTTGATGAAGGTAAAGCGGCTGTTAGAAGTTTAATAGAACGCCAATCTAAACTTACCAAATTTGTTAATAGATTTTTAGCGAGAGCGCTAAGCGAAATTACTTTTAATTCTAAAGTAGTTACAGACACAAATAATGAAATTATCCAGCGATTAGAACGTGAAGGCAAATTAGCTGAATATGATCCTAAGACTGATACATTTTATTTTACTAAAAATGGATTTGATGAATCGACTGTACTTCATGAAATTACTCACGCCGGTACTGTTAAATTAATTAATAAATTTTTGACTGACCCTAGTTCTTTATCTCAGAATCAGCGTGAAGCATTAGAACACTTACAAAAGATTTTTGATTTTTCTAAAAAGAAGCTTGGCGGCAAGTATCGTAATGCATTTGAAAATCTTTACGAGTTTGTAACTTATGCTATGACTGATAGTAAATTTCAAAATGAACTTGCTAATACACAAGTACGCCTTCTTGCTAAATATACTGTTGGCATAGTAAAAAATGTATGGGATAACATAACTCAAGCATTCGCTAAATTGTATAGTTTAGTTAACGCTGGACCTACAAAGACTCAATTAAGACCAGAATTATTTGAAGCAATATCTAAGAGTTTAACTCCTATGGATAAAGAAGGTCTTTATGAAGAAACTGATGAAGAAGGTATTACTACAACAGATGTAGGAGAAATGAAGTTCGGTGTTGAAACACCAGTTAAAGAAGCTAAACAAAAATATAAACCTGGAAAAATGTTTTATAGCATGCAGCCAGGTTATGAAGGTAATCTATTATTAGAAGTATCAGAAATACTAGGCGACATTCTTGAAGCACCAGAAGCTGGCATTGAAGTTGCTCCTCTAGCTGCCGCTAAACAAGGCGCTGCTGGTAAACCAAAAGTTACCAAACTTAAGACAGAAGAAAAACTTCATGGTAAAGAAGGCGATTTATTTACCACTGAAGAAAATGATCCTTATTCAGTACCAGCTAAACAAAAACCAAAAAAGATTAGCAGCATAACTAAATTCTTTACTACTGATCCTGGTAGAAGAAAAATGGCTACATTATTTCAAAACAGAAGTTATAACGCTAAAGCTTTGCAAAACAATATGGAACTTGCAGAGATGGTTAACTGGGAAAATGATGACAAGATAAATACTCCTTGGACATTTATAACCCTTTCTAATACTAGAGCTAAAAATTTATTTAGTAGATATGTTGCTGCGCCACGTGAACGCCTAGAAAAAGGTATTGCAAAGTTGGCTAAGGCTATGAATTCTGATACTGATGGTGCTTTAAGTACAGTCCATAAATTGCTAGAAGCCTTGCACGAAGGTGAGCGCCGCATGGTTAAATATATTTTAACTGTACCACTTAGTGATAAAAAAGTTTTAAATAACAATACACTAAGCCCAGCTGAAAGACGTAACCAAATAGTAAAATTACTTGACACTAAACGCTTAACTAAAGATCAAGCAACAGCTTTACGTAAAGAATTAGATACCATTGCATCTAGGTATGCATCTGAATTTAGTAGCTTATTATCTAAAGGGCAGCAAGGTAATAAAGACTTATTAAATATCAATCATGAAAGATACAACGTACTTGGTGTGGATAGAAATATTCTTGCTTCACGTATAAAAGCATATCAAGAGAATGCTAACTTAAAACCAATACTAGATAGCATTCTTGCTAACTTAAAAGAATTAAATGACGTAACAAAAATGCTTAATAAAGAAGCTGACTATTGGTCTGATTATGTAGACAATAGAGTTAACTTTTATAACTACGATAACTATGCGCCGTTTAGAGGTAAAAGCAAATTTAATGAACACAGTCAGGTAGATGAAGACTTAGATGTTGGCAATAGTAAACGTCTAGGTAAAGACTTGCAAGATAAAGAATATGGGTTTGATGGTCGTTTTACTGTTTCAGATAATCCAGTTTTACAAACCATGTCTGAGGCTATACGTGCATCTACCCGTGCAGGTCGTAAAGGATTAACCCTATCAATTAAAAATCTTTTAGCAAAAGGTAAATACAATCCTAACGGACAAGGTGTAATTGCTGGTGTGGTAAAAGACTATATAGCATTTAATGAACGTGATACTGATAGATTAAATAAAATACCTAAAGAAAAAACTATTCTTCATTACGATGATAATGGTGGCATATATGTTTTAGAAATTAATGATAAGGCTATGCTAGATAGTTTACGTCGTACCTATCAGCAAACAAGTACTCTAACTGATTGGGCTAATAATATTACTAGTTTCTTTGGTCAATTACATACCCGTTATAACTACAACTTTGCACCATTAAACTATGTACGTGATACTTTAACTAACGCTTGGGCTATTGGTGCTGAACTTGGTCCAGTTGCATCCGCCAAACTCATAGGACAGATTAGCGCACAAGTAGCTAAAGGTGGTTTAAGTAAAGCAGCAAAAGTTTCTTACATGATAGAAAAAGGTAGATTCAAAGAGTTGGAAGCGTACGCTGATAAAGATCCACTAATTAAAAATATGCTTGAGTTCATAAGAGAAGGTGGACAGACTTCATATCTAGAAGGCATTAGCTTAAAGTCTAACTGGGATTCATTAGATAAAGAATTAGGTAAGTCAAGAATAGTAAAAAGCAAAGAACAACTAGATAAGTTTATGGACATATATAACAATATGTTTGAATTGTCTAGCCGTGCCGCAGCATATGGGTTAATGAAAAGTAATTACATGACTCAAAATATGACTGAAGAGGCTGCTAAAACACGTGCTGCCGCTTTCGCTAAAAACCTTGCAAACTTTGAACAGGTCGGTGAATGGGGTAAAGCTATGGGTGCGTTCTATATGTTCTTCCGCCCATCTGCTACTGGCGCTGTGCGTGCTATAGAAGCAGTTGCTCCAGCATTTAGAAGTGTGGATAGCGCATTAAAAGATGCAATCGGTACTGTATCTGGACTAGCTGAAAATACAGAAGCACAAGAAACTTTTAAACGTAATTACATGGTTAAAAAAAGAAACGCGCAAAAAATGGTAGGTGTATTAATAGGTATGGGTATGACAGCATACGCTATGGCAGCACTTGCGGCAGACGACGATGATATGGGTCGTAATGATGTACTAAACGACAACATGGATCAGTGGACTAGATTTGCTCGTTTCCATTTACCACGCTGGTTAAGTGAAGATAGAACACCTATACAGATTCCTTGGGGCTTTGGACTCGGTGCGTTCGCTGCGGCTGGCGCACAGTTTGCTTCAGTACTTTCTGGATCCCAGTCACTAAAGAGTGCGTTGTCTAATATATTCTTAGGTATCTCTTTAGATTCATTTGTACCTATTCCAGTATCACGTATGAATGCTGTAGAAGACCCACTAGCATTTGCTGTTGACTCAATGATGCCAAGCACTGTTCGTCCATTAGTTGAGTTTGTTATGAATAAGAATGGTCTTGGTCAAAGTATTTATAATGACTCAAATCGTAAGATGGGCGATGCTTATGTTGGTGGAGATAAAGTACCACAAGTATGGAAAGACTTAGCGGTGTGGATGGCTAATGAAAGTTTAGGTGAACTTGATATAAGTCCTAATTCTTTATACTTCTTCGCTAACAGCTATGCTGATGGTGTTACACGTATTGGAGAACTAGCATATGGCATGTCTCAATTAGCCGATGGCAAAAAAGAATTTAATGTTAAAAATGATGTGCCGTTATTTGGTTCATTCTTTGGTTCTAAGTCTAGTGTTGATAGCCGTCAATTCGCTAAAATGGAAACTGAGATAAAAGAAAAACAACGTGTTATCAATGAGTTTAAGACTGACCCATATCAGATGGCTAGATTTAGAGCTGAAAGACCGATGGATGAACTAGTCGTTAATTACTATAACAAAGCTATCAATCAGAATTTAAATAAGTTAAGGTCAGATGCAAACAAGATCAGAGAGAATCAATCTTATGATCCAGCTATGAAAAGCGAGTTGTTAAAGATTAATCAATACCAACAAAACTTAGTTAAGTATCAGATGATGAATATGTTTGAAGCTTATGGTATGGAAAGACCACGCTAAGCAGTACGCCAACAACGTACGCCTATGTAGCCTTCCTTTTCTGCAACATATGACTTCACTCTAACACCAGCACGCTTTGCGCCGCAGTCAATGGAATAAATTAGTTCCGCTGGGCGCAGGGTAGGAATAAAGAAACTATCCCCAATCCCCATGCCTTCAAACGGCAATAACCATTCAGGTTCAATTATTTGATTCGGGTTTATCATCTAGAAAATCATTTTTAATAATGTACACATAAGATGCCTGAGAGTTGGTAGTTGGTTTCCACCCAGTTTCCAAATGCTTTCTATCCACCTTAATAAGTATGCCCTGCTCTTTCATTACCTTTTCAAATTCCCTAGTAGATAAATTGCGTTTGTTCAAATAATCTTTAAACACTTCTTTAGATATACGTGTAGGCTCATCGGTTGATACCCTTGCAACTAACCTACCACGGGGTTCATCAACAACTTTACCATCTCTAATACGTAAGATGTTACCCATGTTTTCATAAATAAAGTCCGTAAGTATAGCTGAATAGTCTGTGACATTAATTTTAGATACGTTTTGTTTCATATAATTTAATGTATCAATCGTCTTCTTATAAATATGTTCTATATCATAATCAAGGATGCCTGAATCAACTACAATCTCAGCGGCAGTAAACGTACACATTATAAAGTTTTTATAGTAACGATAAGATGCATCATTCTGCGTATCATTTGTGTAACGCTCACCCCATTTTTCCAGCTTATCCATAATCTGATTGGTACTAAACTTGAATAGTTCTTTGATAAACATAGGGCCTGCATGACCATAATTAAATCTAAAAGGATCAAATATCTTTCTTCCTAATGCATCACCTTCAGGACCTTTAAGAATATCTGGTTGCTCTATGTAAAGCTCTGCATATCTAGCACGTTCACCATGCGGAGTTGATCTATGCTTCTCAAGTTTGCCTTCAAGAGAGTCGTTAGTAGTAAGAATACCAATCAAAGATGCGCCTAGTGAATGTTCTCTTTCAGCATTACTTGAAGCTTGCATCCTGATTCTAGCTGTACCCTGCGATATCTTATGAATAAGTTGAGATACAACTGCTGGATCTTTATTAGTTACTTCATCCATCCCAAACACTAAACTACGTAAAGTCACAAAACGCTGAGTCATAGCATTATCTGTAGTATCAAAAAGGCTCAATGCTTTAGGATTGCCGAACGTACTAATTGCTGCATACATAGCACCTGTTTTACCATTACCAGACCCACCATACAAACCGATCGTAAAGCCACCTTGATTAATGAATTCCATAAGTGGTGAACCGAATCCTGATAGACACATCAAAGCATGTAGTTCAAGCCCAGGTCTTTTAAGTTCGAGAGCGCTTTGTTTCCACTTTTCAAAAGTACCGACTGGTTTAAAATGCTCGGCTAATTGTTTTATGTATGGTGATACAGGCGACTCTATAATTTCAGTAGTTGATATAACTTCATTCTTACCAAAAACAAAAGTCCTATCATCCCAATTATCACTAGTGCGACTTTCTGACCAACCAAACTGCATACGCATCTGTTGGGCTTTGCTTATTAAAATCATATATTGACCCCATCTAATAATGTATTCTTGAATATTAGTAGCCACCTTTGGTGAATGAACTACTTGATTAAATGATAATGTGCGTTTTAATTCTTCTAAACTAGTAACAGCTTTTAGTGGTAATAAGAATTCTTTTTTACCATCGTTAGGTAGAACTAAAACCATTGATAAACATTCGCCATCAAGCGGACTATAAAGTCTACGTGTTGGATATAATACTTGTGGTAATATTTCTATAGGTTGGTGATACTCAATACCCTTCTTACTTTTTGTGGGCGGTAACTCTTGATATACACCACCATTCTCACCACGGAAAAAAGGTTTTAAGAAGTCTGGGAAGACTGGAATCGTTTCGGTACTCGGTGTCTCCCGAACTGATTGCGCCGTATTAATTTCGATGGGAGTTTCTTCTGTTGCTTTTCTAAGTGTTTTGCCGAGTACGATCGGCGTGTTAATTTTTCCATAATGTTTGCATCCTTTACACCGTTCTGGGTTCTGGTTTTCTAAATGCTGGCAGGTTTGTGGCTTGCCTAGCTTTTCATATTCAAGACGTTTCTTTTCAACATTTTCATATGTGTATTCAGGATGAGGTTTAGATAGTTCATGTATCCATTTATCGCCGTCTTTGCAGAAGTATGCGATGTTCATACTGGAGAACCAATCTTCGTAACCTAATGATTCTAAGTTCTCTAACCAATACTTTACTTGGTTACATCCATCGCCAGCCACTGAGCGATCAGCTAACTTCTCAAAGTCCCATTCAAAGTTATCCATCTTCTTCATGGCTAGGGTATCTTCGTCTAAACCCTTCTTGACTTTTGCCAACACATCGTTTGCTAGGCCCTGGACCTCTACATCTTGTGTCGCTAAAAAATCTTTAAACTCATCAAGGTCATACACGTGTATAGCGTCGCTTGTCACAACAGCCATGCGTGGTGGATCGTATCTGTAGTTTAATGTATCAGGACATCTCATCAGCCTTGCGCCATCAGCCGTTACACTGCGGTCTAGGTTGATGTGCTTTTGGCATACTTCTTTAAACTTCTCAGCGAGAGGTTTCCATTCTTCATAGGGTATGTCCCTATCCATAATCCAGTATGCATGAATGCCACCACCCGAGTCGATATAAACTGGGTCAGGTAAACCTGTAACTTCTATTAAGTGGTTTAATGCTTCTATTGTTTCTTCTTTAGAACCATAAGAGTTTTTTCCGTGAGTATCAATATCTAAAAAGAATGTTCTAACAAATGCACAGTTATCAGCCTTCCTACTCCATCCTTCGTATGATGCTGGTGTTACATATACATTAATTTCTTTCTTCTTTAGTATTTCAATATTCGTATATAAATCATCAAGTGTTTCTGCAAATCGGCTTGTTGTTTTACCTGTTGCTGGGTCTATACCGCAAGTGCAATAAACTCCTTGTGATGGCAATGCTTTCTCGTAAAATTGTTTTAACATATGCGCAGAGTCTAAAAAAGCGGATTGCTCCGCTTGGGTTATTGGGTGGGGCATGACCCCGTTATTTAAATACGGTCACCTAGATACGGGGTAACATAACTAGCGTAACTCACCTGATGTTTTGCGTTAAGGGCATCTTTAGGTTTATGAAAGAAAACTCTCTTACTTAACTCAGATGGAGTTAAAAAACTCTGAGGGTTCTCTTCTTTAATTTGGGCTATAACTTCATCTAAAAATTTATTCTCCCTACCAAACATTGGGTTTTCTTTACCGTGTATGTATCTTGGTCTTGCTGCCGATTTTAATAACTGAATCTGTTTTTCCGTAAGCATATATCTCTCCTAATTAAATTTGTCTTCCGACCATATCCTCTATATACTTCTTTGCATGAGCAGTGCTTTTAGCGGGTAATACTCCGTTATCTAAATCTTCCTCAACCAACTCAGTAAATACGGCTACTAATCGGCGTTTCTTATCACGAATAGGATTGCCACGAAACCAACTATGAACTGTCATACGAGTAACTTCTAAGGCATTAGCGACGTACAGCGCTGGGATGTTTGCCCTTATGCACGCCTTTGCTAACTGAATACCTGTCGTGTCAAAAGGTTTCAGTGTTCCTAACTCTTTAATAAATTCTTTGCTATATGTCCGTGGCATTTCTATCCTTATTTCTTAGACCATTTTTTAATAGTGTCTGAAATATCAGAAGCCTTCTCACCGACAGGAGCTTTTGACTCACGTTTGACTGGCTCTGGTGTTTCATCCACTTCGGGTGAAGTAGCTACTTCAGGTGCATCCATCTGATACACGTTTAACTTGATAGCTTTCTCAGCTTCTACACTCTTAGACTGACGAGCGATTATATCCAAATCATCTTCAGGTACAGCACCTACTGGTGAGAACAATACCTTTGGTGTAGGAGATTTTGTATCGAATGCCATCTTAGTAACAACACGGCCCGCTGATACGTTGTGCGACGCTAAGTGTTGAATGTATGGTCTGAACGGCCATCTTCCATTATCTTCTTTACCAAATGAAGAAGTTGCTGGCAAAACTAATTGCATAACGTCGCCTGCTGGATCGTTCGGTAGAACAACAGCGGTTCTCCATGATAGTCTGCATTTTGCGCTTGTACCATTATCGCTAGAACCTTTAGCACTGTTAGGACAATTTAAACAACTACTTGCGATTGGGTTTTTTACATCTGCATCAGGTGCTTCTGAATCAGATGACCAGCAAGCTGGGCTAACCTTTTCACCTTCTTTATAACCTTTATCGTAAAACATCCGTGAAGCTTTATGTGCCATCTTTACAAAGATAACATTCATGTGTCGGTCTTCAATAGCACCGATCTCTTTACCACCTGCATACTTGCGGAAGACTCCACCTTTAATAGAGATACGTTTGTTACCATCACGCTTACCACCAGCAACGGCTAATGTATCTTCATCAAGTTCTCCTGCAACTGTCAATGCTCCCAATGCGCTTAAATCTAATAATTCATTACTCATTTAAAACTCCTTTTAACTTAATTAAACTAATCTGAGCTTGGTTTACGAACTACGATTGTAAACTCTCTCATAACATTCACTCCTGGAGGTAAACCTTCGTCCCCTCTTTCAGAAATAAATTCTTTAAAATTGCCCTGATGAATACGTGCCTCATACAACTCAATGGCATCATGCTCACGGACAAATGCATCAAAACTACTTCTATCAGACAAAGTAAATCTTTCGCTTAACTTCTTAACTACAGTGCCTTCGTTGGTTTTAATGCTTGTGGCATTAGCCTCGTTGCACTTGATTAACATTTGTTGAGCTATCATATCTAAATCGTTTTTCAGTTCTCTGTCTTGAAGCTCTAGTTTTTCACGTTCACTTCTTATTGTCAAGTAAATTTTTACTAATTCATCTAAATTTATATCGCTCATTTTATTCCTAACTCTTCCTTGTATAAATCAACCAACTTCTCATGGTTATCTACCTTGCCTTGTAGCATCGCATACATCTTTCGTTCGACCTCTGAGCCTTGTAAATGAACTACAGTCATGTTATTCACTTGACCTACACGATCAATACGAGCAATACATTGTAAATATGTTTCCACACTCATGACCGGCGACCAAAAGACTACAGTATTGGCAGCGGTTAAAGTAACACCATGTGATGCTGATTGTGGTTGAATGATTAAAACCCGTGGAAAATCTGTTGTCTGAAAACGGTTAATGATTTCAGATCGTTCTCTTGCGCTTACGCTTCCTCTAATAATTTCATTTGTAACTCCTTCTCCTTGTAAATGTTTAGAAACTAAATCAATGGTGTGACCATACGGAACAAATATAATAACTTTATGTTCTGTCTCATCAAGCACCTCCGTTAGGGCATTTAATCGTGGTGATACATCAAACTCCACAATATCATGGGTGTCCGTATAGACAGCCCCTCCCGAAATCTGTAATAGCTTTGTTAGCTTCGCCGCCGCATTGACAGCGCTAACTTTTTCTCCTGCGGCTTCTATAAGCATTTGGTTTTTTATATTGTTATAGTATTTAGTTACTTGAACGCTAAGTGGTACTTCACGTGTCTGATACATGACTGGTGGTAAATCGAGACACTGCGCTTTCTCAAATCTTATTGCTGGTTGCAAAGCATTGTAGACATCATGCCGTGCAGTAGGTCTAGGTACGTATTTAAATTTAGTAACTTGGTACATTACTTTATCTCTCCATGCCGTAAGATACTTCGGCACATTAGCGGGCGAGACGAGCTTTGCTAGACCGAAGGCATCTACTGGTGACTGAGATGCAGGCGTACCTGTTAACATCCATAAGCGTGTACTAGGGGTGATTAGCTTTGCCAACGTCTTCCAGCGCTTTGTGGTAACAGTCTTGTAGGCATTAGCTTCATCAACTACGATCAGGTCAAAGCCTGCTTTAGCAACATCTTCACGGACAATATTTACACCATCATAGTTAATGATTACAAACTCATAAGCCCCATTGATAACTTTCTTGCGTTTGCTTGCATCTCCATAAGCGACTGCAACGGTGCGGTGCATAGCAGTTTTAAAAATGTCTGCCTGCCATGCTGAATACATAATTGATAAAGGACAGATAACCAGCACACGCTTAACTAAACCTTGAGACATTAGATAGTCGATAGCCCAAATGACTGAAGATGTTTTACCTGTACCAGCTTCATTGAAACAGAAAGCGCGTTGATGTAAGGAGAGGAATGATGCTGTAACTTTTTGATGATGGAATGGTGTATACATTCCGGGCCAGATGTAATCCTTTTCTATCGGTGATGGAACTTTTTCCTGAAGGACTTTTGTTAGGTGTTGCATTTCTTCAATACCCCAATACACTAACACTTCAGCATGATTCCCGTTGTCTGTCAGTATTTCGCTTTTTTCTATATGATTAGTTATTAACCCAACATTATCTGACTGTATAACAACTTTTACCGCTTGATTTTGTACTATTTCCACGACTGTCCCTTAACTAAATTTAACAACTCCTTACGGGAGTTAATCGGTTGAGCCTGTCGTGCAAGGAGAAGTGCTAATGGGGTTACACTAGTCTTCAGTTCACCGCTCAACTGACATGGTTTTAGTCCACTCATGCCTTACGACGTCCGACGTAACAAACTATTTAACTTTTACTACCTTACTTAATTTCTTCTCTCCGCCTTTTTCTTTCTTAGACTTCTCGGAAATCAGATTACCTTTTGAATCTCTCTTAAAAGAACGATTGCCATGTGCGCTCTCAATAAACACACCAGCTTTATTTGATCCACCTTTATCGAGCGCTTTGACGTGTGCTACGTCTTTGCCCTCACGGATATCGGCTTTGCCGTTCTTGTTCTTGTCTGCAAACTTTTTATCAATCGCACGTCTAGCACGTTGACGCTCCATGCGTCGTTCATGTTCACCACGTGATTTCTCTTGTTGATATTCTTTTGCGTATGGTCTAGGTTTGTTAACGTATGGCATCATCTCTCCTTATGGAATTCGCAAGTCTTAACTGGACACCACGGGCAAAGAGGTGTTGGATTAGCTTGCCAAACATCATTTTCGTATGAAAGCTGTAATCTTTCAAGGTGGGATTCAAAAGTTTCCCACATCTTATCTATGTTCTCACGTCTATAAACTTCAGTAACGAAAGCATCGTGCATGACAAACAATAGACCAGCCTTTATATTGTTAACTTCAGGGAAGTGAGCGAACGTCATTAAAGCCATCAAAGTTAATTGTTTTACGTCAGGGTATTTTGCACTGCCTGTTTTATAGTCAATGATAAAAGCCTCATTACCATCCACGATTAGCAAGTCTACAATCCCTCGTACCCAATAACCTTTACCATACGCACATGGTTCTTTCGCTGATGAGAGTGCCATCTGATGCTCAGGATACTTTACACCCGGAATAGCCCGTAGTGAATCGAGTGTACTCTGAAACCTCTGATAGTTCTTCGCAAGCGGTATATCTCTAGCAACGTAGTCCTCGCAAGCCTTATGCACTTCCGTACCATAACGCATCTGCTCCGTCGGATATTTGACGTAGCGTTTAAGAACCTTAACTTCCTGATACTGCTTAGGACAGTTAATATAGTCTTTAAGAGAGGAGAATGACCATGTAAAGTTCATCTATACATATTACACTAAAAAGTCTTCTTTGGTATAGTTTTTTTGCTTTAAATAATGCCTTAATTTTCGCAACGCAAGTTTCTCTAAAGTATCGACTTGCGATCTAGATATTCCTAGTGCTTCAGCAACCTCATGCTGTGTCATGTTGTTTTGCCGACCAAGTATTTCTTCTAAAGACATGCGTTCTTTACTCATTTTATGCTACTCTCTTTGATCTTTTTAATGCGGGCCGCCTTGCGTAAGTCATGGCTATGAAGTTTCTTACCTACTGACTTGGGAACTTCACCTGCTTTCTCTGCTACCTTCGCAGCCTTCTTGCGATTAACTACTTCTCCATCAGTTAATGCAAACTCGTGTTTAGCGCCTTTAGCTTTTTTGCCCTCTTTAGCAATCAACTCATCATGCGACCATGCCTTGCTCGGCGCTTTGACAACTTTACCAGACTTCTCTTTGATAGCTGGCACTGCTACTTCCAGTTTCTTCTTAGCCATTTTCTTACCTTTCTTAAAAAGTTTTTCATCAGTATATATCGGTATGTCATATCCGTCACGCTTGCGTCTACTAAACCAAAAAAATTTTACGCTCTTGGTATATAGTGCGCCTGAAGACATCCATCCGATTCGTTTAGTTTTCAAAACGGTGCTTCCTCTACTTCATAAGTTTTATACTTTTGGGGTATAAATTTAACTCTTAAATCAGAATCTTTAGAAGCAAACTCATCAGCCTCTTTCTTGGTTGCAAATCCTCTTAGCGGACTATCAAGTTCGTAGACCATGTAACGGATAGCTGTGAATACGGGTATTTTAATTTCCATAATTTCCTTTTAGGAATGGGTTGTCTTGCTCCATAATTCGCATGTGATCTTTTATTCTTTCTATTTCACCAGCATACTCTGAATATTTACGTTCGATCATTCTTTGATTTACTAAACTCATGGCTTGGCGTTCAACTCTAAGTTTAGAATACTCAATCTCGTTACGTTCTTCGGCGGTAACAATAGAATCTGTAAACCCTCTATGTGCTATCAAGAGATGCTTTAATCCTCGTTCTAAATCTTTAACTTGTTCTTCAAGTGCTTTTATTCTTTCTTCGGTTTCCATTCTTTCATTTCCCCATAGTTATATCCATATTGAGCCTCACAAGCGACGGGTAGTCCTTTAGCCCAGTCTGGTGCTGTTGACATGACCTCGACGATCCATGCACAAGCCTCATCTACATCATCTTCAGGCACGACACACACCGCTGCGTCGTGTACAGTAAGCACTGGGCGATAACGCTCAGTTAGTTTTAACATCTGTTCACCTACAATAATTCTTGCAAGTGCTTGCACTACGTTTTCCACAACTGATCCGCCCCACAAACTAACGGGCCCTTTGCGTGACTTATATTGGTATCCGCTAATAAGTTCATCAGTGTTAAGCTGGAGTTCAGGGTAACGGATATAGAGTCCGTTCGGCAAGCGTATACCATCGCTATGCACTTCAACACATCTATGCTTGCCATAGTAGAAAGGCTTTTTATCTTTAGTCCAATTATTCATAGCCTTTAATGCTTTGTCGCCTTCCTTCCACAGCTTCACAATCTGATCATTCTCAGATCTGTATAGCTTAACAATATCATCACACACATCTTCCGTAAGGTCAGCTCCAGGGGGTTGTGTCTTTAATGTGTGTTGTAACTTTAACGCACCAGTCCCATATCCCAGCCCGAGTATGCACGTCTTGCCCACAAACCTTTCAATAGGGTCTTTTTTACTGATTGGTCTTTCATATATTTTCGACGCAAACTCGGAGTAAACATCGTTCCCATTGGCAAACGAATTGACCAGCCCTTCCTGACCTGATAACCACGCAAGGACTCTAGCTTCAATTTGCGACGAATCACAGTTGATAACGACATACCCGTCAGGAGCGATAACGGCATTTTTAAGAGCCTTTTTCTTCTTGTCTCTACTCGGTAAGTTTTGGAAGTTGACCTTGTCCGAACCCGCCCACCTACCTGTATGTGCGCCATAATATTTAAGGGGGATTGGTAGCATACCCTTGTTCCTAGCCCCAACGTCGATAAACCGTTCAATTCTACTCTCCTCAATTGTTGATTTCGTTCCCAAACGCACCGCAGCGAGTTGTTGTACGAACGGGTCTTCATGTTCTACTAACTCAATAAAGCCTGTATCGTTCTTGGCTAATGCAAATGTTTCTTTACCAGTAGTAGGACTTATTTTTAATGGCACTGGGATATTAAACTCTTTGAGCAAACCTGCAAACTGCTTATTACTTGCCAAGCGTTTACGCACAGCTTCTTCGTTTTCACAACTTAGTTTCTCTTTGAGCGTCCCTAATAACTGTAACTTCTCATGCTTCAGTTCTTCCAATCGTTCTTGCAATAAATCATAATCAACTCGTAATACAGGTTGAATAAACATACGTAAAGTCATGTCGATCAGGTTTATCTCATCGGCAGGAAACGCACTAGACAATACTTGGAAAAGTTTGAAAGTTAACTCCACATCATTTTTACAATACTCGCCGTATTGGGCAAGTTCGCTATTTGTGAAACCAGTTATATTTTTACCTTTAGCCTCAACTACCTCATGTCCCTTCTTCCCTAAATTATATTTTTCAGCAAGGTAGGCTAATGATCCGCCTACATCTACGCCATGTATAGCCCTACCCATACACAAAGTATCAAGATATAACTTAGGACTTAATTGAAAGCGCCACTTAAGAATCGCACCATCAAACATTGTGTTATGACAGAGTAAGGCACTATCGTTCCACGGCAGGGTGGAAAGGTATTTAGCGACCTCAAGATGCGAACCACTAAACCACTCAGTAACACCATCGTTTAGTTTAACTCCGACACCTATCACCTCGAAGCGTTTGTCTCTAATGTATTCCTCAGTAGTGAGTTTCGTTAGCGAGTAGTCTTGACTATACATCGTCTCAAAATCTAATGTTATTAGATTCATTTAAGTTTTGCCTTCGTCTTACTTAGGGAAGATTGTTGCGCCGACTGTTGTTGTGCCGAGGCTAAGCCTATTTGCCCAGCTTGTAACTGACTGATCAGCCCCTGACCATAATAGGGGTTTATTGGTTGCGTGGTAAACGTGTGGGATTGGAACTTTCCCATGTCACTCGCTTCGCCCTCTCCTGCTAAATGTTGCATCACACGACCAGTAAAACCCTCTCGGTTTGCTTCACGAACAGCGATACGGACTGCATCTTTTTCTGTTTCATCAAAGTATTCAGCGTCCATTATCTCTCTAAGAAAACTTCCCCATTTACTATCATAAGTGATCGGTGATCCTATCACAAACTCATCAGGGTGTGTCTTCATACGCTCTAGTATTATTTCAATTCCTGCGTTCATTTCTTTTTCCCTATCTTTAAAGCAACACCAATAGCAAAACCAACTAAAAACATACTTAACCATAAAATTTCAATGTACCACTCAAAAAACGTACTCATTTCTCACTCGCCTTTCTTAGCATTTTTTCTTAGGCATTTTTTGTAAATTTGATTCGCTCTTACACCTGTAACCCCAAGCTGTTCACCTATTAATCTGTATATCATTCCTTCACTGCGTAATTTGTAAACAAGTTCTTCTCTAGGTGTCATTTCTCACTACTCGCTTTCTTTAATAGTAATTTTGAATATTCATATACATTTTCAAAAAGTTCATCTTCAGGAGTTCTGCGTAATACCAACATAAAAGCAACTGACAGTTCTCGTATTGTTGCATCACTTAATTCACGCATTTTTTTATACTCAATGCCTTTCCAATAGCCAGTTGCGTATATAGCAGATTCCCTATCCTCAATCTCTTGACTAAAATCAGATAGTCTTTGTAGTGCTAGTTCTTTTTTCAACGCTTCTATTTTTTGGGCTTGTTGGAGTAGCATAATCGCTGATTCTCTGTAAAGAATAATAGCTCTACCTGCTTGCTCAGTTTCTTTACCCAGCAATCTAATACTTACACTTTCTAACTTATCTATTAATTCATTTGCTGTCATTTCTCACCTTTCATCTTTTTAATTACTGCAATCTGTGCATCGCTCAGTCCGTCTTCCTTCATATCCTCTTCATCAGCATCTAATTGCGTAAAGCCATGAAACATCATCGGATTACTATAATTTCTCATAAGTCTTTTATCTTCCTTCTCTTCATTGACCAAGCGCTCTAAGACTATCCCTGTAAATTCTTTCTGACGACACTCTTTCAGTTTATTTTCTAATGCTTGAACATCCTCTTTAGGTAAGTCCCTAACAAAGTCCATAATAAGATTGCGCCACCTACTGTCTTGAAAGAACTCCTCAGGGTGCGTATCCATCCTCGCTAATAATATTTCTACTCCACCGTTCATTTCTTTGCCTTCCACTTAGTATGGTAGTTAACCGAACTGCCTTCACGTTTCATTGGCGCACTTCCAAATATTCCTGTGGATGGTGTCCAACCGTCCTCTTCCTCTTCTTTTTCTTCCTCTTCGGTCAGCGTAGCAAATACCATGTGGTTAAATTCTTCCATGCGAATCTGTTTGATTTTCTCGAAGATCTGTCCCTTCTGCACTTCTGTCATGGCATCTCTAAAATATTCTTTATAGATGAAGCGCCACTTCTCGCACTCGCCCCAAAACTCCTCAGGGTGCGTGTCCATTCTTGCCAACACGATGTTCACTCCGTTGCTAATATCAATTTGTTTTTCTTCACTCATCTTACTCCTCCTTTAAAAATGGTTTAATTAGGCAATACGTTACTGCTTCACTCCAACTGTAATAACCTGCTGGGCGACCATTCAACGATCTAAAAAAGTATTGTGAACCGTTCATGTTCATCTCCCAACCCATACTCTTTAAATATTCAGCTATTTCATTTGGTAAATACTCGGGTGGTGCTTGTGGTAATGGTATATTTAAATTTGGTAAAGATATACTCAATGGTGGTGGACTTGGGAAAGAGCTTGTTGACATAAATTAGTTTCCTTAAATAACGTGGTGTATAGTTACAAAAAAGGGGAGCAAGGCATGAACCTTACCCCCCAAAAAATTACTTACGCTTTGCTTCTAAAATAGGTAGATTCGCTTCAGTCGGCACATAGATAATCTGATTCTGCGTGTGTTCAAGATTATTGATATACAGATATCGCAAATACGCTTCGTTGTTGTTCAAGCTATCGCCAATGATCTTATTAGCTTTTGCAACTCCTTCAGCCCTGATCACTTCTGCGTCTGCAAGCAACTTAGCGGATTCCATCTTAGCGTGGGCTTCTTGTATAGCAGTTTGTTTGCTAAAGTTTGCTTTCGCTAATTCGGCTTCGCCTTCCATCTGTTGATGATAGACATTGTATTTAGGCATCCCATACATACATCCACCAATACCACTAGTTACAACAAGGATACCTGCCAGTAGTAATATTACAAATCCTTCATCCATTATTCTTCTCCTCGTTCTCTATCGCACGGCTCAAATACCATTGGGCTTTCATCAAGTCTTCCAACTTGTTACCCTTGTGGTCTGCTCTAGTAATATATTTGACGACGTTACCGAGATGGTATCCCAACTGCTTCGCTTCAATGAAGTCGATTGTTTCAATGCCACCTGTCTTGTAATGGGATGGATGATTGACGTTATCTACTGTTCCACGTCCTAGTGAAATGCTATATACAAAATCTTTTACCTGTTCGACGCTTACTGGGGGTGATGCTTCTTCCTGTAAAACGGCTTCTATCTTTTTAATATCAAATTTTGGTTTTCTTATCTTAGACATCATTGTGTAGACATAGCCAATCTTAATTCCTAACTTCTTGGATATCTCAGATGCGGTCATGCTAGGGTTTTTGTCCATCAAGTTTTTTACTGCTTGGATTTTACTTACTTTCATTTCTACTTCTCCTCTTAGGTTGGTTTACTGCGGTTATACCCATCTTGGGTTCTTTTTTGTTGCGGGCTTCCATCATAGCGTCTGCCATCATATAAGAGTTTTCTGCAACACTATCTACTATCTCTTCTCTTATACCTCGACTTACTATCGCATTCATGGCGAAGCACGCAAACAAATCTCTTAAATATTCTTTATCTTGGTCGGTCATATTGAAGCCAGTTATCTAGCATCTCCCATCATCTGTATCATCAAATAATCCCTCTAGCATTGTGTCGACATTCCTTTCATCAACGACAACTGCCGTTCCACCCCCACGTTGAATTCTCTTCATGTGTTCTCCTTGTAATGCTGTTGGCTTGTTGCCATTAGCCTTGCACTCTATCGCTATAAACTTTCCTTGATAACACACAAGTATGTCAGGCACTCCGTTCGCCCCAAAACCAGCAGTGAACGGCATAGTAAAATAAATACCTCTAGTGGTAAGATACTGTTTTACTTTCTTTTTAACTTTTGCTTCAGGTGTCTGCGCCATTATTCTCTCCTCTTAGTTTCATTAACGATGCTATGGGTAACACGATGATGAACCAACTTTCACTCCTTTGCCACCCCACGTCTATTAACGCATCATCTTTTACAGATGCCATCAATCCTAAGTGTGTTAACTCATGGTCATGTGCGATTTGTTTATCTCTCGCAAGTATCATGGCTATCTTAGTTTTGATCTCATCAGGTAAAGTGTTCTCGTCAAAGTCTCTCTTATACCCATCGGCTACAAATAGTGTGTAATGATTTCCGTCTTTATGTAACGGCACACGATATAGCCCATGTGTATATTGATGTGCTATTGGGCTAAGCATTTCTATCTTCATACGGAAAGTGCTGTGCATGGGATAAGAGTCCAAGCTAAGTCATGAATGTGTGGCTCACGATTATTCATCTGAATGATGTCTAGGTCTTTTAGGTATCCACTGTATAGTGGAATGTAATTTCCGTAGAACTTAGTGTATTTACCTTGTTGCTCATGATAAACTTTTTGCATAGTCATGATTGCTTGTAGATGTTCATGCTTACTGAAGTCCATCACCCTCTCGAATGATTCTACTATTTCGTAACTAGATTTATTTTTCACAACTTTCCCCACTATTAAATGATTAAACATATCTACACCAACTGCATAGAAACCTTTGTTGAAGAACCTATCTACATCTTCGTCTGATTCTTGTTTTATTTTATCTAACGTATTATATTTGTCAAGTATTTTTTTACATTTATTTTCATCAAATAGAGTAGTAGTTTCACCTAGTGCGTATCTCAATAAAGAATGTTGTTCATCTAAAGTTAACTCTACATCTTTTCTGTGTTTACCGTGTGTTTCTTGTAAAGAGTAATTAGCATTGGCGAAAATACGATTATGAATAGTTAATAGTTGTGGACTATCTTTAGTAGGTATTACTTCGTTAGTTTTTAGCACACTCATCAAAGATGATAATTTCTTACCATAATAAGTTTCTCTATCCTCACTAGTCCTACCTCTATCCTTTGAAGCGTAAGGCGAACGATAGTGATACACGATGTCTTTATTGTCTACTGTTGTCCATACTCTACCTACGGCAAACCCACCCATAGGGTCGGTTAACACAACCTCGTGACGGACATTTTCCCCTCGTTTTTCGACTGCTATTACAGTCAACGCTTTTAAGCCATACTTGTAATTCAATTCATATATGAGTTTCTTTACTGGTGAACTCTCGATATAGTCTATTGTTGCTTGCTTTGTAATTCCTTCTATTGCGTATTTCATTTCACTTCTCCTTCGTTAAAATTTTCGTTAATAAAATATATAACTCTTCATCATTGAGATACCCATACACATCATTGTTGCTAGGGTCTACTGCGTCATACCACAACGCATTATCTTTCATGGGACATAATTCATATAAACCTGTCCCCTCATCGGAATAAAACAAATTACCCATAACAACACTAGCGCCGTATCCATTAGGAAACTTATACCTAACACGTCGAGCAGTATAGTTAGAAAGATATGCTAGGCTCTCGTCTACCTTGTCCGAAATAACGTATTCCTTGTAGGGCATCTCTACTTTTTCTATTTCAACCATGATTCTCCTTAGTATTGTTTTACTTCTTTACCATCAACCATAACTCGTATCCCCCAGTTACTTGCTGGATATGGTTTGCCCATCGGGAACGTAACGTCTTTCATTACTCCATGGTGACGCTTGTATAGTTCATGATTCAACTTACGCTTGAGATTTGCGTAGAGATTCATTGGCTCTGAATCCATCCAACGGAATTGATTACTGTTTGAGTCAATAGCGTGCGCTCTCATTCGTCGATACATATTACCTATGTCATGCCCAACTGCAAATGCTAGGGCTGAGTCAAGTGGTGCTACGTCAATGTTATCGTCTGCCCACGTTATTATTTTCTCGTTTGATGTGCTACTGATGTAATAGTTTTGTAACTCACTTTCATCTACCAATGAACTTACTACGTCGACTGCCGTATCCATCAATGTCTTCCAATCAATCGTTTTGAACATAACCTCATTTACTTTGTAGAATGTTTCGTATCTAGTTAAAAACTTCTTGGCATCAATACGTGATACACGTCTACCTAACACTTGATAGTTAGAAGATTCATGGGGCATCATAGTATTCATGTTGATTCGCATACCTTCGAATATCGGATGAAAGATACTTCTATCATCACCTCTGTATGCGTTCATATATACCATTCCACCATGACGTGAACTACTAAAGAACCAACCTTGCCCCCAACCACTAAGCATAGTATTGTCACCTTGTCCGTAGTATTTGGCAGTAAACTGAAACGTGTTGTCAGAACGCACGATGCCTAAGTCTCTAGGTATAGTAGTGTAGGTAACATACTTCTTGCTCTCATCTTCTTCCCAGTCTCTACAAGAGATTTTATTTGGGTCTTTCTCCCATTCTTCTTTAGTATGGAAGATTTCTTTGTAATGATAGCCATACGTCACTCGGTATACAGTTTCGCCATCTAACTCTTCTACATAAAAACACTTTGTATTATGAGATCTATTAGCGATAGGAAACCTATTGGTTGTTCCACGAAAGGGTTTCACAGTTTTAGTTATGTTTGTAAGTCTATTCCAATTCAATGTGCTATCCATTTACTTCTCCTTGTCTAATAAAGTTAATACTGCTTTCCATAGTTTTACTTCTTCCTTACTACTACTCTCACTAACTACTCTTTCCAACGCATAGAAATATGCTCTATCCCCATGCGTTTCTTTTAACAACTCTGTTATATCGTTTGCAAATCTAGGGTCATTCGCATTGGTGCTATACCATTGTTCTTTTCCATCAGGCATACATATCCTTATAAATTGGGTTTGCCAATCACGTGAATACGCTATCTCTCCATTAACATAATTAACTCGAGCGTTTGCTCTTACGTAATTGGTGAATACTTCAATCATTGTTAACTACGACTTTCTTACCTGATGGGACTTCAAGTGCTTTGTTCTGAGTTACCATCCACAGGGTAGGGGAAGAGATTGTCCACTCGATGTCACTTTCTACATAACCATCGGTAAACACGATGACACACTCTGCGTTAATCTTCTTCTCATTGATGTAATGGTTGACTGATGAGACTCTAGTGCCACCACCACCTAAGGGTTTTAGTAATGATGCAATATCTCTGTAATGTTCAGGCTTGAAGTATTGCTCACCATGAACATCGTAATCCCACCATATAACTCTAACTGCTTCAGGCGACACAAGATCGACGATTGATGCCAGTTCCGTTGCAAACTCTGTCAACTCACGCTCACCGATTGAACCTGAAGTATCTATCGCAACGACAACCTCACCGATCGTCTCGTTCTCCATGCTTGGTAGATAAATGTCATTAGCCATGTGACGCTTACTCATCTTGCGCCATGTGTATTCATCGTTCCCTTTCATCGTGGAAGCGACAAACTCACGCAAGACTTCTCGCCAATCTACTCTCGGTTCAAGCAAGTCACTAATCTGTCTAGGCATCTTGCCACCCATACGACCTGCAAGCATACCACCCTCACGCAAGGCTCGGTCAATCTTATCTCCCAACTCCTTGCGTTCCTCGTCGCTGAGTCCTTCGACATACGATTCCCAGTCATGTTCATCGAATTGATGCCCAATATCATAAGGCTTGCCATTCGCATATATCGTTCCACTACCACGTGGACTACTATCTTCATCTCCATCGCCTTTGGTAGGCTCATCACATGAGCTATCACTAGGTTTCTGTCGCTGAGGATTCTCTTTGCGTATGTGGTTATATACTTCACGCATCGACCAATTATGAAAGAATGAGTCATACAACGCACCATCAGGTAACTCTACGATAGGCTCGTGACCATTCGCAACTGTTCCTGTAATATTCTTTATTATGTCGTTGACCACAAAGTCGGCTGCCATGTTTGCAATCTGTCTATCTTCCTTGAACATATCCTTACCTCTTGGAATCTGTTTCAATGCAACGTGAAGATTCTCATGCAAGACTAAGCCACGCAACTTCGCTTCGATAAGTATTTTCTCAACGAATGGCTTAGAATATCTCTTGTTCACACCATCTGTATATGCAGTAAATACTTCGTCCGCTATCTCGCTCTTACCCATAAGCATCACACCTGAATACAACGCAGTCTCAGGGTGTTTCATCAATGCGATATGTGCTTTCTTCAGTCTTGTTTCCTGTTTGTTTTTCATTTCCATGATTAGTCCTTTATCCTAATTATTTGGATTGATTCGCCATTGTCTACAATCTTCGCTTCGCCTTTCACAATCTCTTGCAACTTGCGAACTGTAAACTGTTTGAACTCCTCTGACTTGTATAATGCTCTTTGCCATAAGACAGTCATAACTATCCCCCATATTATTAAAATAAACTCGCTTGGTGTTATCGTAATCATTTACTTTCTCCTTCTATCTGTTTCTTAATTAATAAGGCTACGAATTTCATACCTAATCGAAACCCATTGATGAATGTGTCTTCACGAAGATCGCTAGTGACTTTATCTTCTGATTCCGATAAGTATTCTTCATACATATCTATTGTTGCTTGGTCTGTTAATCTAGTAAACTCTTCGTCTGTTATATTTAATGTCTTTAACATTTACTTCTCCTTAAAATAATTCATGGTTGTTCTTAGCCCACTCTGCAATCTGTGCATTATTGCGAGCCAACTTAATTGCCTTTGCATTACGCATCATCATAGTAAAGAATACGGCTTGGACTTCTGAACTAGGAATCTTATTAACGAATGACATGAACTTCGTCAACTCGTCTTGCGTCTCTAATACATCTACTGCCTGAAACATAATCATTAACTGCGCTGATATCTCGTCAGGTATCTTTACTAACTCTGGTGCTTTGAGAATATCTTTTACATCTATTAAGGTTTTCTCTAGCGATAGAAACGCTGACATATCTGCCGATGCACTCTGACCGATAGTGCCTGCAAGTGCGACCATTGTTGCATTCTCACCTAAGACATCTCTATTCTTTACAATCACGTCGCACTTCGCTAAGGAACGAGGCGAACAGAATGACAAGGTGTTCATGTTAGGTTTGAAGATGTATGGGTTATCGTCTTGGTTGCCATCTCTATATGATGCGAGAACTCTTGGGAACAACGCAACGAACGCTCTGACAACACGAGAGATATTATTATCTGATGCCCATTGAAGCCAAGTATTAGTATCAGGCTTTGCCATCTCTACCTTACATACACGATTGCCAGCATGAGCAAGCATTGAGTCGCCTACACCATCGGAAGCATTGTTACTCGTTGCAAAGATTAGGCTTCCACGTGGTAGTGGAACATCGCCTACCATTTTATCTAACATCATGCGAGTAAAGATAACTTGCAATAACTTGGGTGACTTCATGAACTCGTCTAGACAAATAACCTTAGGTCTTGGGTCATCTAAACAGAATAGACTAGACACATAATACTCAAGGGTCTTGGTAGTGTGGTTCGGTATTGTCATACCTATGTCTGACATATCTTTTACAGGACAGTCAACGTAGATATATTGGTAAGCATCTCCAAGATCTTCTTCCATCATTTTTAATAGACTTGTCTTGCCACAACCAGGTTCGCTAGTTATGACTACTGTCAATTCTGATGCTATTACAGGAATGAGTTTACGCAACTCGTTGATAGATACTGTTGGAACAAAATTCATTTTACTCATTTACTTCTCCTTTTGATTAGTTAAAAATTCCCAACAAGCCAACCAGCTTGTCTTCTGTGCTTCATACAACTTTTCCCCTTCGGGTGTGAATGGCACTGCCCATTCTTTCCATTCATAAAACTGCATTAATGCTTCATCCATGAAACCTCCTATACACAACTAAATGCACCGAACTTCGACAAAATGCCATCAACCCCCTCTTTGACATTGGAACGCACAGCGTCACTATCTCGGATATCCTCTGCCGTAACACCATGTAAGACTTTCTCTAGCGATGCACGTGCCAGTTCTAGCTCGTTATCATGCTTAAGATTAAATACTTTGTAACTCTCACACATCTCTAACGCTTTCTGTATCGTCGTATCGTATATCTTGCGACGCTTGGTTTTTATTTCACCACCATCTTTCGGAACTAACTCGTCCACACCACAACAATGCGAGATACTCTGCATCACATCTATTAGCCTTTCGACTTGTTCGTTCGCTATGTTCTCTATAATTGACTTGGATTGCTTGGACAATGAACTAAAAAGATCATCTGCGATATCCCTTGCAATATTGCATCTAAAGTCATTAACAGGCACTTCGCTCACATACAAGTTAAGACTAAACTTTGATGTAATCTGTTCTTTGGGTGGATAATCATTTCTGTTAAACATATCACCTTGTTTGAAAGCCATATCCGATACGATAGAATCATACTGGTTCTTAAACGTATCCACGAGGACGTGGAACGCAGTTTCATGTTCATGCCACTCTTGCTTAAACTTGGGTAGGTCAACGCATGGTAGTAATTCTTGTGACTGATTCCACTTATAAGTGCGACGCTGAAGCCAGTTATATATAGTCTGCCTATAATTCACAATGGCTTTGTGCGACGGGTGGTTCGCCAATAGATTCTTAACGTAGCGACCTGCCGACTTGTCTGCATTCTTTGATGTAGTAACCTCATCACTGATACCCCTATCTTGTTTCGTTGCTGACCACACGCTGACATCGACGCTTACTAATACTGCGCTTGTCGCTAGTGAGATTAAATGCTCAGGCATTTCTAGGTTGGTTCTAATACTGTCCATAACTTCTCCTTAATTGATTAAATGAAAATCCACTATAACGTGGAAGGCTAAATAGATTAAAGCACCTACGATTACTAACTTCACTACGATATCTTCTAACATAAATATTCCTTTCCCAACTGTTATAAGTATACTATAACTTTACATATTATACAAGTCTTTTATTCTATAAAGTTATTTCGTTTGCTAGGCATACAACTTCATAGCCTAATTGTTTAATAACTGATATATCATGCTTGGTTAGCGTCACATGGTTGGCTAGTTTCGCCAATAGTTTCGCAGTCTCGCACTTGGGGTATATCATCTCGTTGCCATACACGCTACGTCTTTCAACTGTTATTCTCATATCTCTTTCCCATCTCTACATATAGTTCTACTGATAGATAACCAGTCGCTCTCGGCAGTTCCAAACCATCGCTCGTCGTTGTCATCTACTTCCTCGCCAATCCTTACATAAGCACCACCGATATATGGGTTACCTGTCGCTTCATCTTCGCACCACTCTTGCGCTAATGAGAGTAACGCTTCATGACAATCGACATCAGGATAGCCGTCATACCACTTGACGTGCCACGCAAGGAAGTCAATCTTCATCTCTTGCTCATTAACATAAAACCCCTCGCCATTTTCCTCTTTGACATTCATGGCTTGGTCTTCGTCGAAACATAACTGTGTTTCTGTCTTGGCTTTCGCTTCGGCTAAGAATGTATAAAATGAATCACGCACCTTGCCTAAAGGCTTCTCGTTTTCATCAGGTATAAACCTGATCGTGTATGCTACTGCTGACCTATATCCCATTTCACTCCCCTTTCTTCTGTTCATTGGTTATCATTTGACAAGTCCTCCCTTGTTGTTAATACCGATTAAGTCATCTCGGTTTGTGACCATCATGTAGTTTGATTTGTGCATTGGCACTACTGTGCGTTTGACTTGCTTGGCTACGTCGTTACCACATGGCATGCAGAATAAGAATCCTATATCAAAGCGACGCTTATCATAGATAGAACCACATAACTTGCACTGTGGTGTAAAAGATTCATCAATCATTGTCGTTCTCCATGTTCGTGTTGTTCATGTCATTTAGTTCTCCATCTGATAGTGGATGCTTATAAGTGATTTGGTCTAGCCAGTTGTTAAAGTCGTTGACCCATTGTGGTTGCTCGACTGCTTTGTGAAGCCATGCAAGGTCATCTTCAGGTTCTATATTGTGTTGCTCGCACCAGTTCATGTATTGTCTTTTGATTGCACTCATAACTTCTCCTAAATAAAAATAGATAAATAGAAATGGAATAGGTGGAAGTTTTACGTTCCACCATGTAGTGAAAAACTAATTAGCGAAAGGTCGTTACCATGTAGTCAACTACATTCTGTTGTATGTATTCGTCTTCAACTTGGATAGCACGAAGTGAGTCAATACGTTGTTGCAGTTCAGCACGTTGCATTGGGGTAAAAATCTCCTCGATGATAGCCTGTGTGTTCTTGAGTCTATAAGTTAATACAGCGTTCAATGCAGTTTGGTTGTTATCCATGACATTCTCCTAAGGTTTTCCACGTGGACGTGGAAGATTAAATAAAAATACGACGCTAAGTAGATGGTGAGTTAATTTACTTCTCCCATCTGTTATAAGTATAACATAACTTTACATATAACAATACCCCTTTAGTTTATTTAGTTAGTTTGAGGTGGTGGGTAAAAAATTCCAAGTTTGATGGAAAATTCTAAGAAAAATTCCAAGTTTGGGGTTGAGGTAAGTGCTTGATTTTTTGTTGGTGAAAATCGCTAAGTCCTTGTATTTATTAATTAAATAATAATAATAATAATAATAATATATAAAAAATTCCAAAAATTCCAAAAATTCCATGTTTTTTTAAGTATACGGGACTTTGCAGGCGATTTTTTTATTTACTAATATGCACTCTATGCAAGACTCTCTTGATATGAAAAAAACTGCTTTTAACCTGACATACTCCCAAAAAAAGTTGGAATTTTTGGAATTTTTTTTATTGTTTAACTAAATCAATAAGTTACAAGCGAAAAAAATTCCAAGTTGTTATAAAAATTCTAGAATTTTTTTGTCGAACACATGAGGGCGACGTCAAAAACTTGGAATTTTTCCACGTCCACGTGGAAAGCAAAGTAAATCCTGTCATTTAGAATAAAATTAAATGATGCACACTCACGCACGCACAAATATGTAACTGGTTTCATAGTTGACGGACGAAAAAAAACCTGATACACTTGCGTGTATCAGGTCTAAAAATAATTAACTATTCCATACTTTCATGAAAGCGTTAATTGATTGAGTTAATTTTACTTCGTCGGCTTCAGTATCGTTGCGTTGCTTTTTAGCAGTCTTGCAACGTGCAACTAAACCATTCTTGCCGTCGAATACTTCCTTGACAACTTCGTTGAAACTCTTAATTGATGAGCGTGTATTACTAGCAGGGTCTGACTCTTTGACTATCTGTTTACCTACACGCTTTAAATCGTTGACCCTGTTACTGCAGTAAGTTTGAATTTTCTTACGAATTGGAACTAACAACTCATGTAAGTATGGTTCAGACTCTTTTAATGCACCAAAAGCCTGACCACTGAATGACATAATGTAATCAGCACCAATAACACGCTTTTCACAGTCCTTATGGATTGCTTCGTCGTATGTAATAAAATGGTCATTGATAACGGCGTATGTAACAGGGGGATTATTTTCATTCCATCTTAAGAGATAACCCTCATTCAACTGCTCTAAAGATTCCTTAGGGATATCTTCAGGAAAGCCTACAATGTTATTGATAGCATAACGAGCAACTACACGGATTGTATCGTTTGCTTTGGCTTGTTGATAAGCACCATCTTTTAAAGATGTAACGTTGAGGGATAATACGGGGTTTTTGGTTTTAGTAACCATGTTTACTTCTCCTTATAAAATAAGTAATGCGTTGATTAAAACCTAAACGATATTGCTTAGGTAAGTTATATATACCTGATAAATTGATTGATATGCAAACTTCCACGCCTAAGTGGAACTCTATTTAACACGCTTGACCACACGCACGCTTAACACGCTCGGGGATAGGTAACTGGTATCAAACCGGCTTGCGCCGGTCTGGTGTTACCGATCTTCTCTTTCTATCCACTCGGCATTGATAACGCCTGGAAAGAACTCGACTGTGTGTTGTTCATTTAGAAACCGCACACCTACACGACCTGTGCTACTTGGTTTGTGTGGCTTAGTAATATACTTCACCTCAACTAACTCATCTCTGAATGTTGATGTTTTATCACCTACTTGTACTTCGTTACCACTTGTTTCATATACTAACCTCATGATTACTCCTCCTCGTTGATTGATAATAGATATAAAAGTGCAATGAATGCTGCGAATGCTACGAATGGAAATAGATAGTCCATATACTTCTCCTTAGTGATGGGGGCTTTCGCCCCCTGTTGATTAGCGTTTGTATTTAACAGCGACTGTCTTACCGAACACATCAGTAACCTTGATGAATATGTCTTCGTTAGGATACTTGTGTAACCATGTAAGAGCCTTAGACTTACTGCGTGCTGTGTGCTTTACTTCTTTATTACCCCATAATACTGATACTGTGTATAACATATACTTCTCCTTGTTAGTAGCAGAACATACTGCCATGTATTATTTATACCTGTTTTTTACCCATGAAAACAAGTTTTTGGGGGTAAGTCACCCTAACCCCCCACCCCCCCAAATCTATGAATGGTTCCATCTCGTCCCCCATACCCCAAGATATAGACAAATAACTCTACATTTTCCCAAAACACTTAGCGTTTCTCCCTCAAACACACAACCGTCACACTTTACATATCATATCCTTATAAATCAACAACTTAACCTAAAAGTTACCTCAAAATCGGCATTAAGTACGGTATTTGAATCATGTATAAATTACCCCCTATTTAATCCAAAAACAGTGACAAATTGAAAAAACGAACTATCATAACTTATTGATTCCAAACAATAAAAAACGCCAAACACACGACCTAAATTGATAGGTTTTATAACTTTACATATTATTTTTGACCCCACCCCCTGACTTTTTTAACCTGGTAGATATGTGTTTGAAATATAGAAAAGACCCCCTTAGGAGTCCCACAATTCTAAAAATGGGGGTATACTATATATGATTTTCCCGTGAGATGTGCTTAGGGGGTTAATGCTACCCCCTCTTTTTTGTATAAAAAATCTTTACACTAAATTTAAATTAGTTGTACACTCTTGCTATGGACGCGTATATCCCAGAAATTGAGTCTAATATCACACTGCCAAAGAGTGCGCAGGAAGCTTTTCCGTCTCTAACACCCCAAGAAGAACTCAATATGCGTGCCAATGTGGTTGCTTTAATGGCAGATCTTACTGGTCAACCTATACTTCCTAGTAAAAATGATGTCCAAGATGCTAAAGAATTAGCTGTAAAGATGGCTGAAGACCCAAAATTCCGCCCAGAATTCAATAAATACCCCAATGAAACCCTTGCAATGCTGGCTGGTATGGTTGCACAGATGAATGTACAGATAGTTGATGAATTATCTGAGCTAAAAACATATGTAGTTAATCAGTTAGTCCATTCAGTTGAGGCAGCTAAAGATGTTAAGACTAAAGTATCAGCTTTGAGAGTATTAGGCGAAGTAGATGGAATTGATGCTTTTAAGAAACGCAGTGAAGTGACAGTAAAAATACAAACTATGGAAGAAGTTGAAGCTGAATTAATGGAATTATTAGATCAAGTAGAAGACAAATACATAGATGTAGAAGCAAAAGAGATCATAGACGAGGTTGAAAGTAAAAATGAGTGAGCTAAAACTCACCCAGGAGCAGCTATTTAAACTACGTTTAGTGGTAAAAAACCCTAAAACTCCGCCTGAAATTAAGCGAAAAGCGAAGGATTTACTGGAGAAATATGATGAGTTTCTCACACAAGAACGAGGAAAAGTATCCTTTTTGGACTTTGTTAAACACGTATACCCAGGCTACAAGGTCGGGCCACATCATCTCAAACTGGCTCAAATTTTTGAAGATATTGCTAACGGTAAGAAAAAACGTGTCATTGTTAATATTGCTCCACGACACGGTAAGTCTGAGCTCATTTCATACTTGGCACCCGCATGGTTCCTTGGAAAGTACCCCCAGAAAAAGATTATTATGGCATCTCACACAGCGGATTTGGCTGTTAACTTTGGTCGCCGTGTTAGGAACCTCGTTGGCTCAGATCCGTATAAAAACATTTTTCCGCAGGTAGAATTGCAAGCTGACAGTAAGTCGGCATCACGATGGGGGACTAACTTTCTTGGTGAATATTTTGCTATTGGTGTTGGTGGTGCTCTGGCTGGACGTGGAGCTGATCTATTTATTATTGATGATCCGCATTCAGAACAAGAAGCTAAAACAGGAAGACCGGAAGTATTTTTACCCGCTTGGGAGTGGTTTCAATCTGGTCCTTTGCAACGTCTTATGCCTGGTGGCGCTATTATTATTGTTATGACTAGATGGTCAAAACTTGACCTAACTGGGCAGATTCTTAAACAGATGGACGATATTGATGATGCTGAACCGTGGGAAGTAATTCAGTTTCCAGCTATTAAAGATGACGGCGAAAGTTTGTGGCCTGAGTTTTGGCCGGTTGAGGAGTTACTGGCTAAGAAAGCCGTACTTGACATTAGATACTGGAATGCTCAATACATGCAGAATCCTGTGTCAGAAGAAGGTGCTCTGATCAAACGGGAATGGTGGAATATATGGGAGGAAGATGACCCGCCACAATGTGAGTATATTATTATGTCGCTCGATGCGGCGCAGGAATCAAACAATCGTTCGGACTACAATGCGCTTACGACGTGGGGAGTTTTCTTCAATGAAGAAGTTGGGAATTACAACATCATACTACTCAATGCGATTAAAAGACGCATGGAGTTTCCGGAACTCAAGAAGCTTTGTATTGAAGAATATAAGACATGGCAGCCAGATTCGTTCATGGTTGAAAAGAAGTCCAATGGAGCGGCACTATATCAAGAGTTTAGGCGTATGGGTATTCCGGCGCAAGAGTTTACACCTGGCAAAGGTCAAGACAAAATCGCTCGAGTTAATGCTATCTCTGATCTGTTCTCGGGAGGAATCGTCTGGGCACCTGCGCACAGGTGGGCTAAAGATGTAATTGAAGAATGTAACGACTTTCCAAGCGGTTTAAATGATGACTTAGTAGACTCAACTACCCTTGCTCTGTTAAGATTTAGGCAGGGTGGATTTATACGTCTACCAAATGATGAACCAGAAGATAATTTGCTTTACAAATACCGCAAAAAAGTGGCTTACTATTAAGGATAGATTATGGCAATAGATAAGGCGTTATATCAGGCCCCACAGGGAATAGATCAACTAGCAGATGATACTGGCGACCACGCCTTAGAAATTAGCATTGAAGATCCAGAAGCAGTAGAGATTGGCATGGACGGTGAGCCGCTGATCAGAATGGAGAAAGATGACGAGCCAGATGACTTTGATCAGAACTTGGCTGAAGTATTAGATGAACAGGTATTACAGTCATTAGCCAGTGAATTAACAGCGGATTTTGATAGCGATATCTCCGCTAGAAAAGACTGGATACAAACTTATGTGGATGGCTTAGAACTTCTAGGCCTAAAAATTGAAGAGAGAGCCGAACCGTGGGAAGGGGCTTGTGGGGTTTACCATCCACTCCTAGCAGAAGCTGTAGTCAGATTCCAAGCAGAAACAATGATGGAAACATTCCCTGCAGCTGGCCCAGTTAAGACACAGATTATTGGCAAAGAAACCCCTGAGAAGAAAGCTGCTGCTCAGCGAGTACAAGATGATATGAACTATCAGATCACGGATGTGATGAAAGAGTTTAGACCTGAGCATGAAAGAATGTTATGGGGACTTGGACTTGCCGGTAATGCGTTTAAGAAAGTATATTTTGATCCGTCTTTACAAAGACAAGTATCTATATATGTACCAGCAGAAGATGTCGTAGTTCCATACGGGGCATCAAGTCTTGAGTCTGCAGAGCGTGTGACACACGTCATGCGTAAGACAGAAAATGATGTACTAAAACTCCAGCATGAAGGCTTTTATAAACAGGTTGATCTTGGTGAACCTGTACAAGTCATGGATGAGATTGAGAAGAAGATTGCTGAGAAGTTAGGGTTTAGAGCTACAACAGACGACAGATTTAAGTTATTAGAGATGCATGTTGAGCTTGATCTTCCTGGGTTTGAACATGAAGATGATGAGGGTGAACACACAGGTATAGGTCTACCATACGTGGTTACTATAGAGAAAGGTACTAATACTATATTAGCTATTAGACGCAACTGGAGACCAGAAGATGAAACGCATCGCAAAAGAGATCACTTTGTACATTACCCATATATTCCAGGATTTGGCTTCTATGCTTTTGGTCTTATTCATCTTATTGGTGCTTTTGCCAAGTCTGGCACTTCCCTTATTCGTCAACTGGTCGACGCTGGCACATTATCTAACTTGCCCGGTGGTTTCAAGACACGTGGTATGCGAATCAAAGGAGATGATACACCGATAGCCCCAGGAGAATGGCGAGATGCAGACGTAACAAGTGGGTCTTTACGAGACAATATGTTACCGATGCCTTACAAAGAACCAAGTACAGTTTTATATCAGTTATTCCAAACTATCATAGATGAAGCTAGAAAGTTTGCTGGATCTACTGAGTTACAAGCATCCGACATGAGCGCTAATGCTCCTGTTGGAACAACATTAGCTATCTTAGAAAGAACTCTAAAAACAATGAGTGCTATACAGTCACGTATACACTATGCAATGAAGCAAGAGTTCCAACTTCTTAAAGATATTATTAGAGATTACACTCCAGAAGAATATGAGTACGAGCCTGAAGAAGGTGATCGTATGGCTAAAAAGTCAGACTACGATATGGTCTACGTTCTTCCTGTTTCCGATCCCAACGCAGCAACTATGGCGCAAAAGGTTGTACAGTATCAAGCAGCTCTACAACTCGCTCAGACCGCACCGCAGCTCTATGATCTACCTGTACTCCATCGTCAGATGTTGGATGTGTTGGGAATCAAAAACTATCAGAAATTGGTACCGTTACCAGAGGATATGAAGCCTCGTGACCCAATAACTGAAAATCAAAACTTACTATCTGGTAAACCTGTAAAAGCCTTCCTCTATCAAGATCATCAGGCTCATATAACATCTCATCAATCTATGATGCAAGATCCACATATAGGTATGTTGTTGCAGTCAAATCCACAACTAGCTCAGCAAATTCAAGCGGCTGTTGCTGCTCACGTGTTTGAGCATTTAGGTATGGAGTATCGCAAACAGATAGAAGATAAGATGGGTGTTGCCTTACCACCTCCTCCAGAAAATGAGGATGAAGAAGAGAAAGGTATGTCTCCAGAAATGGAAGTCCAGATCTCCAGAATGGCGGCTCAAGCAGCTCAACAAGTCTTACAAGAATCTCAGCAATCAGCTAAACAACAGCAAGCTCAGCAGCAAGCACAAGATCCGATCATCCAGCTTCAGCAACAAGAAGTTCAGATTAAGATGCAAGAGCAACAAAGAAAAGCTCAGAAAGATCAGCAGGACTTTCAGATTAAACAGTTGCAACTTCAGATTGAACAGCAAAGAATTGCGGCTCAACAAGAAACTGAAGGAGCTAAGATGGCTATCCAAGCTCAACTTGCTAAGAGTAAAGAACGTACCCAACAGGAAACTGATGGGGCAAGATTAGCTATTGATGTAGGTAAAACTCGTGAGCAGCATGCTCATCAGAAAGAAGTAACAAGAATGCAGACGGATGTACAAAGAGAATTAGCAGCAAAGCAGTCGGAAGCACAAACTAAACAACCCAAAAAGGAAAGTAAATAATGGATGCTGATACAGCATTAAATCATCTAGCACGTCAGTTAGATGAAAAGGTTTTACAACTTCAAGAGGCATTAGCAGACGGACGGATTGATACTTTTGAAGAGTATAGAAGAGTATGCGGGGAAGTTAAAGGTCTACTTACCGCACGTAATTATGCGTTAGACCTTAAACAAAAATTGGAGATCTCAGATGAGTAATCTTACGGATGTAGACTTAAGTAGAGCAATAGACTTAGGGGCAATAATGCAGCAAGCCGAAGAAAAGGCTAGACAACTTCCAGAACCGAAAGGATATCGCATTCTGTGCGCGATCCCAGAAACTGAAGAAGCTTTCGATAATGGTATTCTTAAATCAGACATAACAAGACGACACGATGAGTTACTAACTACAGTGTTATTTGTTGTTAAGATGGGGCCTGATTGTTATAAAGACCCTGAGCGTTTTCCATCTGGAGCGTATTGTAAAGAAGGGGATTTTGTTTTGATAAGACCCAACGCTGGCACACGTCTAGTTATACATGGAAAAGAATTCCGCATTATTAATGATGATTCTGTTGAGGCAGTCGTACAAGACCCTCGCGGTATCACACGTAAGTTTGTTTAGGAGGTTATATGGCAGAAGCTTACAAATTCCCCGATGAAGTAGAAAACGAAGCTACAGAGGACAAACTAGACATATCTTTAGAAGAAGGTGATGATGTTGAAGTTGAGATTGTCGACGATACACCTAAAGATGACCGTCATAGAAAACCTTTGGAAGCAGAAGTAAAAGATCAACTTGAGTCTTTAGACGAGTCCGAAGAGTATTCTAAAAATGTAAAAGAGAAGTTTTCTCAATACAAAAAGGCTTGGCATGAAGAAAGAAGAGCAAAAGAGGCTGCTTTACGTGAACAACAAGAGGCTTTAAAGGCTGCTCAGGCTATTTTAGACGAGAATAAACGTCTACAAAATATGCTAAGAAGTGGTGAAAAAGAGTTAAATTCCAACTATAAATCAGCTGCAAAAGCTGAGTTAGAGAAGGCAAAACAGGATTATAAGGATGCTTATGATTCTGGAGACTCTGATAGGCTCTTAAAAGCTCAAGAAAACATGGTTAAAGCACAGTTAAAACTTGATAAAGCTAAAAAGTTTAAAAATACTGTACAAAATACTCAAAATGATGTAAAAATACAATCACAGCAATATATTCCTCAGCAAGTTCAACCCCAAATGGACCCTAAACTAGCTGAGTGGGTGTCACGGAATCAGTGGTTTGTTGATCCGACTAAAAAACGGATGAAAGTATACGCTGAGACATACCATGAAGAATTGCAAAACAAATACGGAATGGGTTTCGTTGGTACAGACGAATACTACAAGCGTATTGACAATGAAATGAAAACCAGATTTCCGGATGAGTTTGGTGAAGCAGCAAAAAACGATGAGGAAAAACCTCAACGTACGTCAAAACTAAGCACGGTAGTAGCGCCAGCAAAAAGAAGTACCGCGTCTAAAAGAATCGTACTTACTAAATCAGCTCAAGCTATCGCAAAAAAGCTTGGCTTAACCCCCGAGCAATATGCCCGTGAATTTGTTAAATTGGAGGCCTAAAAATGGCAACAAATAGATTACAACGTGAGATGGAAAACCGTGAATTAAAAGAGCGTCCTAAACAGTGGATGCCTCCTGAACTTCTCCCTGAGCCTGATAAACAGGCTGGTTATGCCTATCGCTGGATTCGTGTATCAATGTTAAACGCTGCTGATCCCCGCAATATTTCTGCGAAATTTCGTGAGGGTTGGGAACCGGTGCATGTAGACGAACAACCGCAATACAGACTGTTAGCCTCTCGTGAAGGTCAATATAAAGACAATATCGAAATAGGCGGATTATTACTCTGCAAAATCCCTGAGGAAATTGTAGAACAACGTATGGCTTATGAACAAGGTCAGACGGCTGCTCAAGCGGATGCTGTAGATAATAATTTGATGCGCCAAAGTGATTCTAGAATGCCGATCTTTATGGAGAGAAAATCTAGTGTAACTTTTGGTAATGGTGGTTCTTAACAATTTTTTAGGAGATTTAAATGGCTTATCCTACAGTATCAAGTCCTTACGGACTAAAGCCAGTTAACCTAATTGGTGGTCGTGTATTTGCGGGCTCTACTCGCATGTTCCCTATCACTAACGGTTATAGCACTAGTTTGTACAATGGCGACATTGTTCAGATTGGTACTGGCGCAAATATCGGTAACTTAGTTGCCTCAACATTAGCATATAACGCTTCATCTGCAGTTGCAGGTACTATTGGTATCTTCGTTGGTGCTGAGTACTCAACAACTGGCGGACCAATCTATGGTAAAAACCGTTATCAATATTGGAATGCTTCTACAAGCGCTCCTGATGCGATCGGTTATGTAGTTGACGATCCACAAGCTGTATTCCAAACTGCGGTTGTTGTTAACCCAGCTGGTACTGGTGGTTCTACTACAATTCAGTATATCAACCCAGCTTTTGTCGGATCTAATGCTTATTACATTGGTAACGCTGCTGGTAATACTGGTTCTACCACAACTGGTGATTCTTTAGCAGGTATTGCAGTTTCTGCATCTGCTACTGTATCAACACCGCTTACTAGTTCTGCACCGTTCCGTATTGTTCAGTTAGTTAAAGAGTCTGCTGTAACTGTTGCTGCTAACGCCACAAGCTCAAGCACAACTATTACTCTATCTGCTGCTAATAGCGCAATTACCCCTGGTATGGCTGTTTCTGGTCCTGGCATCACTGCTGGATCAAATACATACGTAACAGCGGTTTCAGGAACGTCTGTTACTATTAACAACGCAGTAGCGACTGCTCAAGCAACAGCTGCGCAGTTTTCTTTCACTGGCTATCCAGAAGCATTAGTAACATGGAACTTCGGTTATCATAGTTATTTCAATGCAACTGGCGTTTAATTAAGGAGCATTTAAATGGCTATTTCTCGCGCACAACTACTTAAAGAGCTCCTACCCGGTCTTAACGCCTTGTTTGGATTGGAGTACGCTCGCTATGGTGAAGAACACAAAGAAATCTATGAAACAGAGACTTCTGAGCGTTCTTTTGAAGAAGAAACAAAACTGTCTGGTTTCTCAGCTGCACCAGTCAAAAACGAAGGCCAAGCCATCGCGTATGACAATGCACAAGAAGCATGGACAGCTCGCTATAACCATGAGACTATCGCTCTCGGTTTCTCTTTAACAGAAGAGGCAATCGAAGATAACTTGTATGACTCATTGTCTGCACGTTATACAAAGGGCTTAGCTCGTGCTATGGCATATACCAAGCAAGTTAAAGCTGCTGCGGTATTGAACAACGGTTTCAACGGCCAAGTAACATACGGTGACGGACAACCTTTATTCTCTACACAGCATCCTTTGATTTCTGGTGGCGTTAACGCTAACACTCCATCAACTCCTGCTGACTTGAACGAAACTGCATTGGAAAATGCTGTTATTCAGATCGCTGCATGGACTGATGAACGTGGACTCTTGATCGCTGCTAGACCTAAGAAGCTTGTTGTTCCACCTGCATTGCAATTCGTTGCTACACGTTTGTTAGAAACAGAACTACGTGTTGGTACAAACAACAACGATATCAACGCAATTAAGAACAATGGTTCTATTCCAGAAGGTTATACAATTAACCACTTCTTGACAGCAACCAATGCTTGGTTCTTAACTACTGATGTTCCAAATGGCTTAAAGCACTTTGTTCGTGTTCCTTTACAGAACTCAATGGACGGTGACTTCGATACTGGTAACGTACGTTACAAGTCTCGTGAGCGTTATTCATTCGGTGTATCAGATCCGTTAGGTATCTACGGTTCTTACTAAGATGTGAAGGGGGCTTAAAAAACCCCCTTTTTTATTGCATTATTTTTTATTTATAGTATTATCTTATTAACTGGGTGATTAACTATTCCACCACTGCCCCAGCAGACGATGCAACGATTGGAATAGTAACTTTTGCATAAGGAGTCCATTATGGGACGTAGTACATTTGAAGGCCCAATTTTATCGGGCGATAATCGTTTTGGTCCACAACGTGACGTTGGTCCAGTCTTGTTAGCACAACAAGCGTTTTTAGATTTTGCAATAACAACAACAGGTCAAGCTAACTACGGTGGCGGATCTAGAGTATTTGTTACATCAAATAATATTCCTAACCAAGCAGCTACTATCTGGACACCACAAAGTGGTATTTATAGTAACTCTGGTCCTACAGTAGCTTCTGCTCCTACAGCGGATACTTCAGGAACTGTTTATCGTGGTGCTGTATTTTTAATCCCACAAGGTTCAAACATTACTGATGTTATCGTTGACGTTGGTCTTTTACCAACTGACGGTTCAGTAACTGCTAACTCAATTCAACCATATGTTTCTAACAACTTTGCAACTTCAACAGGTGTATACGCTACTATGGCTGCTATTACTTCAGCTACTCGTGGAACAGCTACATTTGTTGGTACACAGTTAGACTATGCTTATGGTACATTGCAAGATGTTCAAAATATTCAGCCTGGTACACAACCTTCATGGTTTAGCCAAGTTGTTGTGACATTAAAAATTACTAATACAAGCTTGACTACACCTACATCTGGTCAAATTGCTATTACGTTAAAGTATGCACAGCAAGATATGAACATTGGTAATGCAACAACTTACCCATATGGTAACTTTGACTAATTAATCCGGGGGGTCTTCGGGCCCCTTTTTAAAATCTTAGGAGATTAATATGGCACAAAGCTCAAGTGGAATACCAAGTACCAATAATTCGGTAAACTCAATTACTCGTCAAGCGAAATATGAGCCGTTTGATTTACAAGTTGCTCGTGGTCAAATCTATGGTCATAGTGTTTTAAATATCTATGGCTACCAAGCATCGGTAGGCACATCTTTTGTTCCTGTATGGGAAGGCAATACTACTTACACTTTCCCATCATCTGCTATTCAGATGCATCTTGTTAGTTCTGTTAACACTGGTGCTGATGCAACTGCGTTAATCACTATTAACGGCTTGGATGCAAATTACAATCAAATTTCTGAAACTATTAAGTTGAACGGTACAACAGCTGTAACTACAGTGAAATCTTATTTCCGTATCAATAGTATGTCAGTAACAAGTGGTGCTCCTACTGGTAACATTACTTTAAAAGATACATCAGATACAACTTTGTACGCAGAGATTGCAGCAGGTAATGGTCGTACTTTAATGGGTATTTATACCGTACCAGCAGGATATACTTATTATTTGAGTCGTATTGACATCAATACTAGTTTAAATGCCAATCCAGCAGGATTTGCAACATATCAAAACTATCAAACAAGTAGTTCAGGTGTACCAACTGTTACTATCATTGCCCCATTTACAAATAACTATCATACACAACGAGTAATGCCAAGGCTTGTTGCTGAAAAAACAGATATCCAATTGCAAGCAAAAGTTAGCACTGGTACTGCTGCTTTAACAGTTTCGCAAGAAGGTTACTTAATTTCTAACGGATCGTAATGTGGCTACTAAGAAGAAAGGACCCAGTCTCGCAGTTGGAAGAGGCGAAAAACTCCCGGTTTCTAAAGGGGCTGGACTTACTGCTAAAGGTCGTGCAAAGTATAACAGGGAAACGGGATCAAACTTAAAAGCTCCCCAACCTGAAGGTGGGCCTCGTAAGAAATCATTCTGTGCTCGTATGTCTGGTATGCCTGGACCAATGAAAGATGAGAACGGCAAACCAACACGTAAAGCAGCAAGCCTTAAAAGGTGGAAATGCTAAATGACTATCTATGAAATATTAACTGTGGTAGCCTATGTACTAGGGGCGATTGTAAGCTTTGTACTGAAAGAAAAAGCTAGTGAATTACAACGTCAAGGTATATTATTAAATAAAACAAGAGAGGAAATTGCTCGTGATTACATTACTAAAAGTGAAGTTCGCAGCGATATGGACCAAATTATTAACCGCTTTGATAGGCTCGAAGCAAAACTCGACAGATTCATCGAAGGACACAAGTAATGCCGAGCAAAAGTAAATCTCAGCATAATTTGATGGAGGCGGTTGCCCACTCCCCGGCATTCGCTAAGAAGGTAGGTATCCCACAATCCGTGGGTAAAGATTTTAGTGAAGCCGATAAAGGCAAAAAATTTAAGAAAGGTGGTGATGTGATGGCAACAATGAATCCAGCAATGGCAAGACGTATGATGATGGCGAAGAAAGCGGCATCTATGGGTGCAGGACCTGCTCCAGCAGCTCCAGCAGCAGGGATGGGCATGAAAAAAGGAGGAAAGACTGTGAAGAAAATGGCAAGTGGTGGTATGGCAAAAGAGACTATGGGCAAAGTTAGAACAGGCGCTCCTAGTAAAGATGGTATTGCTGAACGTGGGCATACACGTGCAATGATGCCTAAAATGGCTGGTTCAACAACCGGAATGAAAAAAGGCGGAATGGCTAAGAAAGGAAAATGTTAATCATGGAACACAAACATCATATGGAACATGTAAAACAACACGCTGCTGGTCATATGCATGAGCAAGAAAAAGTGTCTAAGCATTATGGAGACCCAGCTCACAAAATGCATCATGAGCATGTAAAAGCTATGTGCGGTGGTGGCATGACTAAGGGTAAAAAGTGAGAGCGTCTCGTGGGATGGGAGATATTAGCCCATCCAAAATGCCTAAAGCTAAAACGGTTGTCCGTAAGGATAACCCTGATGATGTCACGATGTATAAAAAAGGCGGTGAAGTTTGGGATAAGCCTAGACCAAAAAGTTTAGGTAAACCAAAGCATTTAAGTTCTGCTAAAAAAGCCTCGGCAAAAGCAGCAGCCAAAGCAGCTGGTAGACCTTATCCTAATTTAATTGATAACATGAAAGCAGCGAGGAAAAAATGAATTTATTTGAAAGAGTCATGATGCATATTAAAAGCACTGGACACGCAATAGAGAGCGAAGAACATAATTTATTAAATGACTTTGTTACTTATTTAGGTAGTGATAAAGTAGTTTCTGGTTTTTCAGATTCTCCAGTTGTTAAAAGTTTTGTGGCTTCTATTGTTCCACAACCTGATCCTACACCTGTAGTTATTGCTCCTCCACCAGTAATTCCAGCACCTGAACCAGAACCTGTTGTTGAAGCTCCAGTAGAAACACCTGCACCTGTTGAAACTCCAGCTGCGAGTTAATCCATGAGTACATCTGGGTTATCCACATTTAATCTTGATATGGGCGATCTCGTTGAGGAAGCTTTTGAAAGATGCGGGTCACAGTCACGTTCTGGATATGATTTTAGAACGGCTGCCCGTAGTGTTAATTTATTAACTATTGAATGGGCTAATCGTGGTATTAATCTTTGGACTGTTGAGCAAGGTCAGATACCTATCAACATTAATGCTGGACAAATTAGTTATCCAATCCCTGTAGATACGATTGATTTATATGATCACGTTATTCGTCAAGGTTCAGGACAAAGCCAAGTAGATATCAATATAACTCGTATATCTGCTGATACATATCTTACTATCCCTACTAAAAATGCTTATGGGAGACCTATCCAAGTGTGGGTAGATAGGCAGTCAGGTAACGTAGATTCAACTCCTACAACTACATTAACACAAACTGCTGGAGCAACTGATACGACTTTATATGTGGCTAGTACAGCCAACTTAAGAAGTCAAGGCTATATCAATATAGATGGAGAAACTATACTCTATCAAAACATAGGTACAGCTAATACTGGTAATGCTAATCAGCTTTTAAATTGTTTCCGTGGGCAGAATAATACAACTGCTACATCACATAATTCAGGTGCTAGTATTTACGTAAACTATTTACCTAATGTTAATATTTGGCCTACTGGCAATCCTGGCACTCAATATAATTTTGTTTACTGGCGTATGAGACGTTTACAAGACGCAGGTACAGGTGTGATCAATCAAGATATTCCATTCCGTTGGATTCCTGTTATGGTTGCAGGATTATCGTTTTATATTTCTTTAAAACTTATGGGTATTGATCCTAATCGTATTCCTATGTTAAAAACTGAATATGAACAGCAGTTTGCGTTAGCAGCTGATGAGGATAGAGAAAAAGCTGCTTGGCGTATTGTGCCTCGCAACATGAATTATTATAGGTAAACTATGCCAAATAAGTTTGCTTCTGGTAAACATTCGATTGCGGAGTGTGACCGTTGTGGTGAAAGATTTAAGTTGCATGAACTACGTACTGAGACGCTTAAGACTAAACCTTTTAAGATAAAAGTATGTAGACCTTGTTGGGATCCTGATCATCCACAGTTGCAGTTAGGTTTGTATCCTGTTTCTGACCCGCAGGGTGTACGTGAACCAAGACCAGATGTATCATATTACACATCAGGTAGTACAGGTTTATACGTAAGTCCTGTAGCAAGTAACGATATTAATAATGCAGGTTATCCGTCTGATGGTAGTAGACAGACACAGTGGGGTTGGAATCCAGTTGGCGGGGCAAGAGGATTTGCTGATTCTTTTGTTCCAAATGACTTGAATTTAGTGATTACAATAGGTACAGTTACTGTATCGACAACTTAGGAGTATTAAAATGGCAACTATGAAACATGATGACGAAGCACAAGATAAAAAACTTATCAGCAAAATGCTAAAAGAAAAAGGTCTTAAGCATGGCGGTAAAGTTAAAAAGATGGCTAAAGGTGGCGTGACAGGCAAAGCAATGAAAGCAGTAGGTCGTAATTTGGCTCGTGCTCATAACCAAAAACCTGGGAGCAAATAATGGCTACTCAGATTAAACCAACTACTAGAAATAGTTCGCCTATGCATACTGGGCGTGCTAAGAATAATGGTCCAGCAGAAGAGTACGAAAAGAATGGTACTGGCGTAGCTGCAGAACGTAAAGCTACTGGACATGATATGAAAGATCCAAATACTATGAGAGCCGATGAACTAGTCCCTGGCGGTCCTGCTATGACTGTATCTATCGGTAACAAGACTCGTGGACCAAAGACTGATGGTATTGAAGTCCGTGGTTCCGGTGCAGCAACCAAAGGGCGTATGGCACGTGGCCCGATGGCTTAATTTTAACTAAAGAGGAAAATATGAACTTTCAATTAGAACAAAATGAATTTGAATTTGTGTGTAATGTATTGGGTGAATTACCTACTAAAAGCGGTGCGTTTATGGTTTTACAAAAACTGCAAGCACAAGCTGCTGCTAGTAAAGTAATTGCATCTGCACAAGAAACACAGCCAGAAGAAAAAGTGCAGTAATGAACTACGTCCAGTTATATCAAGCAATACAAGACTACTCTGAAAATACGGAATCATTATTTGTAGCTAATATTCCTACGTTTGTTCAGCAGTGTGAAGAGAGAGTTTATAACTCTGTTCAATTTCCGTCTTTGCGCAAAAATGTAACTGGATCTTTAACTGCAACTAATCCTTATTTATCTTTACCAAACGATTATATATCGACATATTCTTTAGCCTTGTATCAATCTACAGGGTCAATTTACACAGTTCCTTATACTTATCTGCTTAACAAAGACGTTAACTTTATACGTCAGCTATATCCAGATCCAAGCCAAACAGGAACTCCAAAATATTATGCTTTATTTGGTAGCCAATATTCAAACATCAATGAATTGTCATTGATTCTTGGCCCTACACCAGATTCCGCTTACAGCGCAGAATTACATTATTTTTATTATCCACCTTCAATCGTGCAAGGTATTATTTCTACATTAGGAGCTATTACAGCTGGTAGCGCATATACACCAGGAAATTATGTGGAAGTACCATTAGTTTATTCAGGTACAAATGTTGGAGCTGGTAGTAGCGCAACTGCAAATATTACTGTTAATAGTAGCGGACAAGTAAGTTCAGTTACATTAACTAATGGCGGACAATTTTACGCTAATAACGAAACATTAACTGCAGCTAGTGGTTATATAGGTTCATCTGGTGTTGGTTTTTCTATTCCTATAACTGCGGTAAATAATTCTACTGGTACATCATGGCTTGGCGATAATTTTGATCCTGTTCTTTTATACGGTTCTATGCGTGAAGCTATGTTATTTATGAAACAAGAACAAGATATGGTTACTTATTATGAAGATAAATATAAAGAGGCTCTTCAATTAGCTATCCGTCTTGGTAATGGTCTTGAACGTGGCGATGCTTACAGAGATGGACAAACTAAACTTAACACTAATCTTAGAGGTAATGTTATCGTATGATTACCCAAACGTCCTGTACTGTCTTTCAACAAAACTTACTAAGTGGATTAGAGAACTTTGCTGTTGGTACACCTTATACGTATAAAATTGCTTTATATAATGCTAATGCAAATCTAGGGCAACAGACTACTACTTACTCAAGCGTAAATGAAGTTGTAGGTACAGGGTATACAGCTAGTGGACAGACTTTAACAATATCTACACACCCAACACAAAATTCACAATACAATGTAACTTATGTATCATTTAATAATGCAGTTTGGAGTCCCGCAAGCTTTACTGCACGAGGTGCGTTGGTATACAATGCAACTACAGGAGCAGCGTGTTTTGTGTTGAATTTTGGGTCAGATAAAATTTGTACTACGAGCTTTACTGTACAGTTTCCGACAGCAGCATACAACAGTGCGATATTAACCATTGGAACTAATACAAGTAGTATTAACTATAGCAGTCCAGATTAGGAGAGATTATGCAAAATGAATTAGCAAGCTGCGGTGATAACGCTGTAGCAACATTACAAGCAAATGTAGCTATTCCGGAAGGTATGGGGGTAGATGGACATTACCATGTTGAATGCCGTGATGTAGATGGTAACTTAAAGTGGGAAGAAAAGTTTCCTAACTTAGTAGTTGCTGTTGGTAAACAGTTAATGCTTGATACATTATTAAGAGGCTCTGCATATACCGTTGTTGGACCATTCTTAGGTTTGATCGGTAACTCAACAACATTTGCTGCTGCCGATACAATGGCATCTCATACATGGACAGAATTTATTAACTACACAGTTGGTGGTTCAGCAGTACGTGGAACAGCAGTATTTGCTGCATCTACTTCATCAGGAACTACACCATCTAATGTAACAACATCAACTGCATCTGCAATTACTTATACAATTACAGGCGCTGGTGGTACAGTTTATGGATGCTTCTTGGTAACAGGATCAGGTGCTGTAAGTACACAATCTAGTACAGCGGGTGTTTTATATTCCGAAGGTAACTTTGCAACTGCTAAAACAACAACAGCTGGCGATACAGTTTCAGTAACATATAGCACAACCGCTACAAGCTAAGGAGTCCTAAATGGCTCTAGTAGTTTATGACCGAGTCCAAGAGACTACGGCTACCACAGGTACAGGGGCAATAACCCTTGCTGGAGCAGTAGCTGGATACCAATCTTTTGCCGTAGTCGGCAACGGAAATACTACTTTCTACACTATTGTTAGTGGTACAGCATGGGAAGTTGGTCTTGGTACATATTCAACTACAGGACCTACTTTAACTAGAACTACTGTTTATTCAAACTCTAGCGGCAATACATCACCGATAAACTTAACAGGTATATCTACTGTATTTATTACATACCCTGCTGAGAAATCTGTAAACCAAGACGCAAACGGTAACGTAAATATTACTTATGCACCTAACACTACTACATCGGTTGGTAAATTAAACGTAGGTGATAATACATACAGTCAGTCTTTAACTGGACAGATTGCTGTGTTTGCTGGTGCTGATACTTTATCAAGTAATCTATATCTTGTTAATACAAATAATACAAGTAATACGGCATATTCTTCGATTGTTACAGGCGCAAACAACTACACTACCATTTATATGGAGGTGGGAACAAATAGTTCCTTGTATAGTTATTCAGCAGCGGGGTACCAAAACAATGCATTAAATCAACCAAATAATTCTTTTTTACAAGCATATGGTTCTGATTTAGTTTTATCTACATGGACATCCAACGCAATCCATTTTGTACAAAACGCTTCTTCCGCAACATCGGATTCAATGACATTGTTTGCTACTGGTGGAGCATCATTTGGAGGTCTTGGAGATCCGGGTATTGGAAACGTAGCAGTTAATAACGCAATAGTTGGATTTACTGCAACTATATCATCTTCTACAGCATTATCATTAGTATCAAGCTCTACACAAGTTCAAGCTATTACTGGTTCAATTGCTCAAAGAATTAACTTACCACAAGCAACGACTTTACTCAAAGGTACGTTTTATACCATATCAAATGCTTCAAGTGCAAACGTAACTGTATATGACAATGCAGGTACTTTATTAGAAACAATTACACCGGGCGGTGCTGCACAATTTTTATGTACATCAAACTCCACAAGTGCAGGTACTTGGGGTATTCGTGTTTTTGCTTCGTCCAATACAACATGGGGTACATCTACTTTAAATTACACAGGTTCTATTACAGGCGCAACTTGGAATGGAAACACAATTGGTACAGGTTATGGTGGAACAGGGTTAACTACATTTGCTTCCGGTACAAATGCTCTTTATTCAACATCAACTTCAGTATTAGCAAGTGGAACATTGCCTACAGCGGCAGGTGGTACCGGAGTTACGACTACTCCAACAAATGGGCAGTTATTAATTGGTAATGGTACCAACTACACTGTAGCCTCATTAGGTACAGGTACGGGCATTAGCACAACTACAGGTTCAGGAACATTAACCATTAATAACACGGGTGTTACTTCAGCCGTTGCAGGCACAGGTATTTCTGTATCAGGAGCCACAG